GGAGTGTCGTTCTCAAACAACGCCGGCGCGCTTCGTGTAACTCACGACCTTCAGTACACGTCGAACACGTCGGCCATTACCAGCAATGCGCTGAACACGAGTGCCAGCCGAGTCATCAACATCATCGCCGCAACGAACAACACGGGCGGCGGGACGGCTTCGCTCAGTTCGAACGTGTCGTTTTCCAATGCCAACGGGGCGACGTTCTACACGAGTGCCGGCGGCGCGGTGGCGCTCAGCTACTCGGTGCCGACTGTACCAACAGCGTACGTGTCGAGTGTCAATGGCAGTTCGGGGGCGATCAGCCTCAATGTTGGGTCCAGCCTGTCCGCGTCCACAAACGGGAGCTCCATCACGTTCGGGCTGGCGTCGAACATCACGACGGCGCTCCAGAGCGCGGGGGCGTACCTGACCACGGCGCGCGCGTCCAACGACGCCATCGGCCTGAACACCGCACAGACGAACGTCACGTGGACGGTCAACAGCTCCGGGCTGTCGTTCAACGCTGCCGGGTACGCCGGCACGGGCACGAGTGCCACCAACGCGTCGATCACGCTGAACTCCAACGGGCTTGCGATCAGTGTTGCAGCGCCGGGCGGTGGGGCTGCGATCAACGTCTCGGCGGGAACAACATCGAACAACGTGCAGACGCTTGTGTTCTCCAACAGCAACGGTGTGTCGTTTGGGCTGAACGGCTCCACTGTGACGGCAAGCGTGAATGCGGGCGGTGCTGAGAGCAACTGGATCAACCTGCTCGGGGCGAACACCGCAGGCAACACGACCGCCTCCGGCAGCACGATTGGCTGGTCCGGGTCGAACATCACGCTGAGTGGCACGAACGGTTCGCAGATCGTGATTTCTGCGCCCGCTATGTCGAGCCTCGTGGGGGCAAACGGCATCTCGGTCAGCACCGCAGGCAGCACGCTGACGGTGATGAACAACTGGCTGTCCAGCTATGAAAATATCGCGTTTGTGTCTGCTGCAACCCGGACGTTCAACATGGCGTCTGTTTCGCATTGTGTTGCGTTTGCGTTGTCGCAGCCACTGTCGGCAAGTTTCCTCCGCATACCTGTGTTGATGACGACGAACAGCACGTCTATCGCTGCATCCGCTAACTCAAACACGGCAGGCGTGTCGCTTTTCTCCACGTACAACGCGGTAATCTACTCGCTGGGTGTCGGCGGCAACTCGGCAAGTTTGCAGTCTGTCGCATCTGGATCGGCGGGGTTCACGTTCGCCAACTCCATTTCTGTCGCGGCCAACGGATCGCAGGGCAGTTACACACAAGGGTATTCTGCGCAGGCGAACGGCAACGGCACGACGTTGACCACGCAGTACTCGGTATCGAACACGAACAGCTATCAGTTTTCGTCAACCGCGTTTACCGCGTTCACTTCGGCGCGGTACTTGGACATTCCATTTGCGAACTCCCTGCCCCCGGGAGCGTATTGGTTGGTCTTCGGCGGCTCCACGACAAGCTCGGCGTCCACCGGAGCGGCGGCGTTTTCAGCGATGACGAACTGCAACGTGCGTTACTCCAACCACTACGGAATATCGCAAGGTAACGTCGCTTTCGGGATCATGGGGAGCAGCAACCTGACATCGGGGCCGGCTGCTCTGGGGGCAGGCTCGTTCTCCACCGCCGGCGGAGGCACAACGGCGTCGTTGCCGTACAGTGCAATTTCGTCGTGGGCGTCGCACGTGCGGCCGTACTTCCAGATGTTGAGGTCAGCATGACGATAAGTGTGTTGCAAGTAGTATCTGGGGCTACGAATACTGGAGCGGGGTCTACGCTAGACATTACCGTATCGGCAGGGAGCTATCTCTACCTATTTATGATTATGGGAGTGTTGAATAGAGATTTATCTTTTTCTTCCTCCCCTGCGCTTACTTGGCTCCCCCTTAATTCTCCTTTAGCGACTTCAAATGGGCTGGCGGCGACTTCTTCTCATGCTGTTTCAAGTGTAACTTCGTCAGGAACGATAACTGTAAGCGTCAATACCGACGGGGGAGATACTAACCCGAAAATAATACTTGTAGAGGTTGGGGATTCTTCTGGATATGATTATAGTTCTAATTGTGCTTCCTCTGGACTGATGCGTGTAGTTAGTGGGACCCCTACGGACGGGCTTACCACCCTAAAGACAGCAAAACTTTCTAAGTCTCCGGGATTACTAATTGCATTTTCTGGTCAGTATGTAGACTCTGCCCCCTTGGCTGGTACTGGATTTACAGATCATGGAGCTTACCCGATATACAATGGGGCAACTAATACTACTAGGGTAGAGTCTAAAAGGATAACTTCCACCGATGCCGTAGAAGCTACGTTTACTCCTTCCGCAACCTCTACTTTTGGGTACACTTCCTGCTGCGCCTTTTTTCTAGAAAATGGTGCCCAGCCTGACCCACAGAACGTGGCGTGGGGGCGGGGATGACGATAAGTGTGTTGCAAGTTTCCAGTAACGACAACTCTGGCGGCGCGTCCACTACTTGTGCAGTTACCCTCACGCTCAGTGCAGGGAGTGCACTTCACGTCGCCACGTTAGGGTTCGGGACGCCTACTGTTTCCGTGTCCTCCTCTCCTTCCCTAACGTGGCTTTGGGGAGGGCGCCAGCGAGAAACTATTCAGGGATACACAATAGACCAATTTGTTGCTAGTGGGGCGGCCTCCGGAAGCATAACGGTCACGGCCACGTTCAGCACCTCAAACACGCTACATGGAATCGCCATAAAAGAAATTGGGGATACGTCCGGGTTTGATGCATCTTGTTTGTGCGCGTTTTCCAGCAGTCGCTATGCGGATTTTTTTGATTCTGGAACGGATAACATCACGTCAGGAAAAACCAATAAGCTCTCCGCATCGCCAGCACTTATTTCTGGTTTTGGCACTAACGAAGGTAACGACTTACTCGCGGGTACTGGGTTTACGCAGGATGGGGGGTTTTCTTCTGGGTACAACAACCTCCCGTGGCCGTTTATCGGAGAGTACAAACGAGTTACCAATACAAGTCCACAAGAAGCTATCTTCAGCTCATCGACTCCATCTAATGACATTTGTTCATTTTGTGCCGTATTCCTAGAAACCGGCGCCCAACCCGACCCCCAATGGTACTGACCCATGAAACGCATCCTCGTTCGCACATCTATCGTCGCCCCAACTCGCCTCTGGCTCGATGTCAACTGGTACGACACGGACACGCTGGAGCAGGATGGTGCGCAGTTCACTTTTGAGGACACGGGCAGTTATACTGGTGACGAACTGTACGCTGCGATCAACGATTACATCGTTTCGCAGGTCGGTGGAGAGTCCGTCAACATTCTCTGGATTTAACCATGAAGCCGCAAATCGTCACGATGGATGCGGGGCACCACAACAACGATCTGGAAGCCTCGTCTGCGCGCATACTGCAGGGCAACAGCTGGAAGAAGCAGCGGGTAATCATGCTCATCCCGGCCGGCGCCGAGATACCCACCAAGGTATACCTGTCCCACTGCTCTCTGGTGTTCCCTCCGAACCAAGCTGCGCATCGTATGGCGGCCATCGGGATGGAGGTGGGGGAAGCCTTCAGCAACTCCATCGCCAGCATCATCAACACGCCCGGCATTCAGGACTGGGAGTACCTTCTCACCATCGAGCACGACAACATCCCGCCGCAAGACGGGCTGGTGCAACTCATCAAGCGGCTGGAGGAGAACCCATGGTTGAGCTGTGTCTCTGGCCTGTACTGGACGAAGGGCTACGCTGGCGTGCCGCAGATTTGGGGCGACCCGAAAGACCCTGTTTTGAATTTTCGTCCCCAGCCGCCGGACCCGAACGGAGGACTGGTGGAGTGTTGTGGGACTGGGATGGGGTTTGCTTTGTGGCGATTGTCCATGTTCAAGGATGAGCGCCTGCGCCGTCCGTGGTTCAAGACCGTTGCCGGCAAAGAAGGTGTCGGAACCCAAGACCTCTATTTTTTTGGGGACGCCAGAAAACATGGGTATAGGTGTGCAGTAGACTGTTCTGTTCGTGTAGGCCACTATGATTTACACGGGGCCTTCGGGCCACCAGACTATACGTGGTGACCAGCTTATGGTAGCATGCGCATACATTCCCGTACAGGAGGTTTGTATGCCGAAGAAATACATCAAGCAGTGGGAGCGTGGGAAATGGCCACGGCCCAGTAAAGAGGCGACGTTTTACAGCAAGTTTGACGTTTCTCCATCCGGATGTTGGTTGTGGAATGGGTGGAAAAACTCAGACGGATATGCCCTACTGCGGCGAAAAGCCGCACATCGGTTTGCTTACGAGTTGCTTCGGGGAGAAATTCCACCGGGCACGGAAATAGATCATTTGTGCAGCGTGCGCCATTGCGTGAACCCTGAGCATATGGAGTGTGTGTCTCACGCCGAAAATATACGACGCTCGTGGGAGCGGGGAGCTAATGATGCTCGCAGGTATAGGCTGGCAGACATACACAAAGCGAAAACACACTGTCCGAACGGACATAAGTACAGCCACGAAAACACTATAGTTGACCGCTGGAACGGCGCTAGGCGGTGTAGAATCTGTGAGACTGCAAAGTTCCACAGATACCAAGCAAAAGCAAAACTCAGGAGAGTCCCATGACAGAAGCAGCATTGGCAGAAGCAGCGCCAGAAATCATCCGCATCGACATCGGGTGCGGCAAGAACAAACAAGCCGGGCACATCGGCGTGGATCAGTACGCCATGGAGGGCGTGGATGTGGTCTGTGACCTCGCCAGCGGCCGGTGGCCGTGGGAGGACAACTCGGTCGAGTCAGCACACTGCTCGCACTTCTTGGAGCACTTGACGAACCTGAACGACCAATGGGAGCGTGTGCACTTCTTCAATGAGCTGCACCGGGTGCTGAAGCCCGGCGGTACGTGCACCCTGATCTTCCCGCATTGGGCCAGCACACGGTACTACGGCGATCCGACGCACAAGGAGCCCTTCTCCGAGATGGGGTTTTATTACCTGTCGAAAGAGTGGCGCGCGCAGCAGGCGCCGCATACGGACATCGAGTGGAACCCGAACGGCTACACCTGCGACTTCCAAGCGGTGTGGGGTAACGGCATGCACGCTGATCTGATGACCCGCTCACAGGACTACCAGCAGTTCGCCATGAGCTGGTACAAGGAGGCCATTCAAGACCTCCACGCGACGCTGACGAAGAAATGAGCGCCACGGCATTCCAGTTTGGCGCGTTCCAGACGGACGCGTTTCAGATATGCGTGCAGACGCTCTGGAGTGCCGTGGACACGGATGCAGGGGGCAGCACGGTATGGGCACGCGTGAACAACGCGCAGACGAACACATGGACCCAGCTGGACTCCTCCGCCGCGGCGGGCTGGACGCAACTGGACAACACGGCAGGGTCTTGCTAGGCCGGTTATTTTCTGGTTTACTTGCCACAACGTAGCGGGGTGTGTTATGCCATCGAAATCAGCCAAGCAGGCCCGCACGATGCGCGCTGCCGCACACTCCCCTCAATTCGCCAAGAAACTTGGCATTCCCACCAAGGTAGCGAAGGACTTCGTTGCCGCCGACAAACGCAAATCGAAGCGAGGTAAATGACATGGCCGAGTCCAAGAAGATGGTCAAACGGGAGATTGCGTTCTTCAAGAAGAAGGGCGCTCCGAAGGACATGATCGCGCACGAGAAGGCGGAAGCTAAATCGGCCGGCAAGAAAAAGGGGAAGAAGTGATGCCAACGCCCAACCCTAACGCCAAACCTCGTCGCGCCTCCACGGAGCCGACTGAGGAGCAGAAGCAGATGGCACGCGACGCCGAGACGGATCGCCTGCAGCGTGCTGCAGCGAAAAGCGCACCAACCACCAAGACGACCATGGGCAAACGATTCGCCAAAGGCGGCGGCGTTCGTGGTGGCGGCTGCGCGTCCAAGGGCGTCGGTCGCGGCATGATGCGGTAAGGAGGTGTGTGATGGCCAAGTCTCCCGCGTGGCAGCGTAAGGAAGGCAAGAACCCCGAAGGCGGCTTGAACGCGAAGGGCCGCGCCTCCTACAACAAGGCGAACCCCGGCAAGCCGGGCCTCAAGCGTCCGCAGCCAGAAGGCGGCTCGCGCCGCGATTCGTTCTGCGCTCGCATGAAAGGCATGAAGAAAAAGCTCACCAGCTCCGAGACTGCCAAAGACCCGGACAGCCGGATCAACAAGAGCCTCCGGGCATGGAAATGCTGACATGCAGAACTTCTTTGATGTAGTGCAGACACGAACCGGCGACGCCATTTATGGCGCGTCTGTGAGCGTGTACGACGCATCAGGAGCGTTGGCCACCATATACAGCGACAACGGCACTACCCAACAGGTAAACCCGCTCACCACGAACGAGGACGGAGAGTATTCGTTTTACGCTGCGAACGGGCGGTACTCCCTCACTATCACGGCTTCCGGGTACGACGCTCAGACGCGCGGCGGCATTGTGCTGTACGACGCCAGCGGTGCACTGGAGTGGGTGTGGGCGGAAGACTACGGTGCTGTCGGTGACGGTACAACTGACGACACGGATGCGCTGAGAACTGCGCTTGCTGTGGGCGGCCACGTAGTCCTCCGCGATGGAGCGACGTACCTGATTTCTTCTGGGCTCACGTTCACCAACGGTTCCGGTCTGGTGTGCCCAAACGGGTACGCGTGGCTGAAAGCCAAGACGGGCGCTGGCGGTTTCTTTGCTACCAACGTCGGAACGCCGAGAACGGGCACCGACAAGAACATGATCGTTTGCACCAGCGCGGATGATCTGACGCTGGACGGCATAGGGTTCACCACCGACGGTGTCATGCAGGTGGTTCTGCACGGCGTGCGGGTAACGGCTGGCACGGAGACGTACGGTTTCTCGTTCCGCCGGTTGCGCTTCTCCAACTGGCCTGTTGGCGTAATGGTTGTGTGCAACTCGCTGGGCGCGGCGCCCAACAAGATCATTGATATTGAGTCTGCGAATGGTTGCTACGTTACCAACGACAACACATATTGGTTTGGCGGCACCCCCCAGACAACTGTTGTGGAGGTGGACAACGACCGTTTGGGCGGCGTTGCTTCCAGCCCCGGTGTAATTCGCATCGCATCAGTAAAGAACATCCTGTTCTCTGGCGGGGCACTGTTAAGCTACGGGCAGCAGACGGACGTTGTGAACCTGACCGGCACATCGGGCAACAAGACCGCTGGCTGGGACATCGAGATTGGCACTGTGGACGGCGTGGGCGAAGTCGTTGACATTTTTGCCAACGCTAACAACGTGCGCGTCGGGCACGTAAAAAACACGTACAACGACGCCCTCAAGCTCATTCACGGCGCGCAGGGAAACAAGATTACGCTCGGCGTCTCCGAGAACTCCGGGCGTTCCGTTGTCGTGCTGAGCGGGTCCAACTCTGCAGATCAAGACACCAAGGGCAACTCGGTCACTGTGGGAACCGTGCGTAACCCCGGAACATATGGGCTGGGTACGACTGCGCAGACACAGGTTGTCCTGTTCCTCCTCTCGACGGGAACGTACAAGCCGGTAAGTAACCACGTGCACATCCAGAACGTCATCGGTGATGGTGTCAATCTGGACTATGTCGTCCATGATGGCAGCGGTGCGTCAAACAACGACAACAGCATCATCATAGATCGCGCACAGGGATGGGCGATAGCCAGCACAGGCGGGTCCACACCCGGGTCTGGCAGCAGCAACTATCAAGTTCAGTGCACGTCGCCGTGCTATACGATGATGGCGTTGTCTGGCGATCAGACGGGTATCGTTACTGCGACGGACACCGTCGTCGACTGGGGCGAAACCATTGTTGATCTTGAAGGTCTTGCGGACCTCGTAAACAACAAGATCACCGTGAAGTGGCCCGGGCTGTATCAGTTTGAGGCATCTGCCCGTTTGAATGCGCAGGCGGTTGGGGCAACGGATCAGTGGCGGCTGACGCTGTACAAGGCGGGCACATCCCCTGTTGTGTCTGGACGTGGGCGCATCCAGTTCACCGCCACCAACGATGAAACGATAACTGTGCGCGCCACCATATACGTGGACTACAACGACGTCGGTACGACGTTCGCTGATTTCTCTGTCAAGTTCTACCAGACCACCGGGGTGGATCGCACGGTGTCTGATGCCAACACCATGACGTACTTCTCCGCAACACGGATCAAGTGACGTGCAAAACTTTTTTGATGTCGTACAGACCCGCACCGGCGACGCTATTTACGGCGCGTCCGTGAGTGTGCACAACTCAGGCGGATCGCTTGCTACGATATACAGCGATGATGGGGTGACGCAGCAGACGAACCCCATGACAACGAACGCAGATGGGGAGTACTCCTTTTTCGCCGCGGACGGCAAGTACTCAATCACCATTACGGCTACCGGGTACGACACGCAGGTACGCTCCGGAGTTGTCCTGTACGATGCTGCAGTGGCACAACCATTGTCGGCTACTGACGTCTCGTTTCCGACCCAAAACGATGTTCTGGCCTATATTGACGGGCTATGGCGTAACAGCCCCGGCTGGAGCGGCGTCAGCTTGTTGCCGCTGAATAATACGTGGACTGGCACGAACACGTTCACTGCCACTGTAACGGCAGATCAGTTGTATGCGTCGTTTGTAAAAATAGGCGGGAGCTACTGGATATACGGCGACGGTTCGTTTGCCGGCGATTATATGCGCTGGGAGTACTCATCGGATGGTGTGACTGGCGGCGCCGCGTTTATACCCAGTGCAGCAACAGCGGCATACAATTTTTACATAGACAGCACGCACGCTGTAGCCATTGAGGACACAGGAAACATCCTGCTGTACTCTGGGGCACCTACAATCTCCAGTGCATACCACGTCGTCCCAAAAGGCTACGCTGACGCCACGTACGCGCCGAAAGGTGCTGCCACTGCCAGCGGAATTACTATGACCAGCGCGCGTCTTCTCGGGCGCACGACGGCAAGCACAGGAGCCATTGAGGAACTGACGGTTGGTGCTGGCTTGACGCTGAGTGCCGGCGCGCTCGGGCGCCCTGCATTGACGGGAGATGTCACGGCGTCGGCCGATAGCAACGCCACCACGATTGCCAATAACGCCGTTACCACGGCAAAGATTAATGATACGGCGGTTACGACTGCCAAGATCACCGACGCCAATGTCACGAACGCCAAGCTGGCGAACATGGCGAACAGCACCATCAAGGGTCGCACCACGTCTGGCACTGGCGTGCCAGAAGACATGACCGCGGCGCAGACCGCTGCCATTGTGCAGGGTGACGGCCTCACGGTCGACCTATGCGGGTTCCGTGGCGTGCCGTTGAACTCTCAGAGCGCCGACTACGGAATAGTAGCGGCGGATTCAGGCAAGACAATTGCGCACCCCTCTACGGACGCTAACAATCGGACGTTCACGATCCCTGCCAACGGCAGTGTTGCGTTCCCAATCGGAACTGCCCTGACGTTCTCCAACATGAGCGCCAATTCACTAACCATCGCCATCACGACGGATACGATGTATCTGGCGGGGGCAGGCACTACGGGATCGCGCACATTGGCCCAGTATGGTGTAGCGACGGCGCTCAAGCTCACGTCCACAACGTGGCTTATCAGCGGCACGGGGTTGGCCTAATGGGCGGTACGTTTCAGGCTTTGTTGATGGTGCGAGGCGAACAAGTGATTCCGTTCTCGGCTGTGTCGCTGTTGCTGCACATGAACGGAGCGGACGGCAGCACGACGTTCACTGACAGCAGCAGCTACGCCACGAACCCGAGCCACATATTTTCATGGCCGAAGATCTCCAGCACGTCGCCGAAGTTCGGCAACGGCTGTGGTTCTTTTGGGGTAACTGGCGCGGGCGACAACGGCTATTTAGACCGTAGCTACGTGTCGTACCTCGACTTCAGTTCGGGGAATTTCACGGTCCAGTATTGGTTTCGCTCGACCAATTCGGCGCAGGTTTCTCGGCGCATGATTTCGTTCTGTAAGGCAGGGCCTTCTGCGGCCGCCGACTTCCAGTACACCATCGCTATCAACAGCGGCGGGACGCTCTATGCCAGCGTGTACTCGGGGTCTACAGGGTACACCGTGGGATCAGCGTTATGGTCGACGTATGCCGATGGCAACTGGCACTTCCTCGAACTCTGTCGGATAGGTAATGATTTTTTCATGCTTATAGATGGTTCTGTGATCGGCTCAATAACGCAGAGTATTACGTTGAACACCAACGCCGCGTGGCTACTAGAGATCGGCGCGATTCAGCCCTCGGTTAGCCAGCCGTACAGCGGATACTTTGACGACATGCGACTAATCAAAGGGTATGGCTTGAAGTACACCAGCGTACCGACAGCCCAGTTTTCCGATAGCTCCGTGAACCCAACAGGCGGCTGACATGACAAGCGTACTATCAGGAACAGGGACTACATCGGGCGTCACTACGTTCGATCTGGACCTCACCGAGATTATCGAGGAGGCATACGAGCGCTGTGGCGCCGAGCTGCGTACGGGATATGAGGTACGCACAGCGCGCCGTTCGCTCAACCTGTTACTGCAGGACTGGGCCAATCGCGGCATAAACCTGTGGACGCTAGAGGAAGGCACGCAAGTGCTGACGGCTGGGACGGACACCTACGTGTTGCCCACGGACACGGTCGACCTGCTCGATCATGTGATCCGCACCGGTAGCGGCACCACGCAGTCCGACATCACTATTTCGCGCATCAGCTCCTCCACGTACGCGAGCATCCCCACCAAGACGTCAGCAGGTCGGCCCATCCAAATCTGGGTGCAGCGCTTGCTCACGCCGCAGTTCACGGTGTGGCCGGTGCCGGACGACACCCAGACGTACACGTTGGTCTATTGGCGCTTGCGGCGCATGGACGACATGCTGACAGGGGTGAACACAACCGACGTGCCGTTCCGTCTGTTGCCGGCGCTGGTCGCAGGGCTGGCGTACTACCTGTCCATGAAGGTGCAGGGCGCGCTGGAGCGCATGCCCGCACTGAAGGCGCAGTACGATGAGTTCTGGCAGATGGCTGCCGACGAAGACCGCGAGAAGGCGCCGATACGGCTCGTGCCGCGTGCGATGCCGTGGCGGTGAAGCATGAGCAGCCAATTCGCCTCTGGAAAAATCGCGATTGCGGTGTGCGACCGCTGTGGCTTCCAGTACAAGCTGAAAGAGCTCAAGACGCTCACGATCAAGACCAAGCAGGTCAACCTGCTGGTGTGCCCGTCGTGCTGGGAGCCGGATCATCCGCAGCTCCAGCTGGGTATGTACCCCGTATCAGACCCGCAGGCACTGCGCAACCCCCGGAGGGATACATCCTACGAGGCTTCTGGTACACTTCCGGACGGCTCCATTGGCGAGGGCAGCAGGGTGTTTCAGTGGGGGTGGAACCCGGTCGGGGGCTCCCGCGCATTCGACGCTGACATGACGAAGAACGACCTTGTCCTGACCATCTTGGTAGGCACGGTCACAGTGACCACCACGTGAGGGTATGACCATGAAGAACGCCAGCAAACCCAGCGGAAAGGGCAACGTCGGTAAGACGAACGCCAACATGCTGAAGCTCGGTCGCAACCGTGCCAAGATCGCCGCCCAGAAAGGCGGAAAAGGAGCCTGACATGCCTACCTACAAACAGCCGTCCAAAGTCGCGTCGCCGGAAGCCGGCCCCGCCAAGGTGCGGGAGACTCTGCGTGCCAACGTCACGATTGCCAATCGGCGCAGCAACGCGTACGACGGCGTCAAGACGTCCGGCATCAAGGTTCGCGGCACGGGTGCAGCAACCAAGGGTTTGATGGCCCGCGGCCCGATGGCATGATCCATGAACTACACGCAGCTCGTTGCGGCAGTTCAGTCGTACCTTGAGGACACGGACAGCACGTTCGTCGCGCTGATCCCGACGTTCATCACGCAGGCGGAGACACGGATATTCAACACCGTGCAGTTTCCGGCGCTGCGCCGCACGTCGCTGGGTAACGCCACCATCAGCAATCGGTTCTTGAGCTGCCCCAGCGACTTCCTTGCCCCCTACTCTCTGGCCGTCGTGCTGAGCACGGGGGAGTATCGGTTCCTGCTGAACAAGGACGCGACGTTCATTCGCGAAGCCTACCCAACGATCACCGCGACCGGCATCCCGCGCTACTACGCGCTGTTTGGTCCGCAGTACACGGACGCCACCGAGTTGTCGCTGATCTTGGGGCCGACGCCCAACGCCACCTACAGCATGGAGCTCCAGTACTTCTTCTACCCCGAGTCGATCACGGTCGCCGCGAGCGGCACGACGTGGTTGGGTGACAACTACGATCCGGTGCTGTTGTATGGCACGCTGGTCGAGGCGTACACCTACATGAAGGGTGAGGCGGACCTGCTGCAGCTGTACGACGCGAAGTACAAGGAAGCCCTTGCCCAAGCCAAGCGTCTGGGAGACGCCATGGAGCGGCAGGACTCGTACCGCGGCGGCCAGTACCGACAGGCGGTGACCTGACATGGCTATCCAGCAGACGGCCACATACAGTTTCGCAGCACAGCTGCCTGTTGGCACGCACGTGTTTGGCACTGACGTCCTCAAGATGGCGCTGTACATCAGCACCGCAACACTCAACGCCGACACGACGGCGTACACGGCGTCTGGTGAGGTGTCGGCCACTGGGTACACAGCTGGAGGCGCCACGTTGACAGGGGTTGCCGTGACATCGTCGGATGGTGTGGCGTGCATCACTTTTGCGGCGCCGGTGTGGACGGCAGCGCTGACGGCGCGCGGCGCACTGATATACAACTCGTCCAAGGCGAACGCTGCCATTGCCGTGTTGGACTTTGGCGGGGACAAGACATCCACCACCACGTTCACCGTAACGCCGCCGGCGGCCACATCCACGAGTGCGGTCATCCGCATTCGCGTGGGCAACATTTAAGGAGGCGTCATGCCCAGTTCATATTCCACCAACCTTGCGCTGGAGCTGATGGCCACCGGCGACAAGGCCGGCCTATGGGGAGACATCACCAACACCAACCTCGGCACTCTGATTGAGCAGGCTATCAGCGGGTACGTGACGCAGGCCATCACGGATGGCGCCGACACCGTCATCACGATCCCGAACGGTGCCACGGGCGTGGCGCGGAACATGTTTCTGGAGCTGACGGGCGCGCTGTCTGCTGCACGCAATCTGATTGTCCCTGCCAACAAGAAACTGTACTTCATCTACAACAACACCACCGGCGGCAGTGGGTATGCTGTGACGGTGAAGGTCAGCGGGCAGACGGGCGTGTCCGTCCCCAACGGCGCCAAGATGCTGCTGGTGTGCGATGGCACCGACGTTGAGCTGGCAACAACGTACATGCGCATGACGGGGATGACGTCCTCGGGTGCGGTGGGTATTGGCACAACGACGCCGCTATTTTCTCTTGATGTGAGCGGCACCGGCGCAGACACATTCATTCGCCAGATCAATACCGGCACTTCGGCATCCGACGACTCTATCGTCTCTGTGCAGACAAGCTCGACAGGCACGACAGCTACCGTATCGGGGTTGTATTTCGGGGACGGAGACAACCAAACAATAGGCCGCTTGTGGTACCAGCACGCTGACGACTCCATGGCGTTCTACACGAACAGCACTGAAAAGCTTCGTGTGACTTCAGCCGGGTATGTTGGTATTGGCACCACAAGCCCAAACTGGAAACTTGATGTACAAGGCACTGGAACTGACACATTCTTCCGCCAGTTGAATACCGGAACCTCCGCTTCCGACGACTCAATTATCTCCATACAGACCAGCTCGACTGGCGCCACAGCTACGTTGTCCGGCATCTACTTCGGAGACGGCGATAGCCAGACGGTTGGGCGTATCTGGTACAGCCACAGCTCCAACAACTTGCAGTTCTGGACAAGTGACACGTACCAAGGGGCTATCGACACGGATGGCAACTGGTTGGTCGGGTACAGCGGCTCCAACGGCGCGTACAAGCTGCAGGTCAACTCCCAGATATTCGCCACCAACGCCACGATTGCCACGTCCGATGGTCGATACAAGGAAAACGTGCAGGCGCTGGAGGCTGGGCTGAGTGTGATCGAGAAGTTGCGCCCGGTTACCTTCACGTGGCGCCCGCACACGGTGCACAACTTCCCTGTCGGGACGACCGACATCGGTTTCATCGCGCAGGAGGTGAAGACTGCGCTGCCGTTCTGGTATGGCGGCGCCGTGGTGAAGGAGAACTCGATTGGCGACGAGCCGTTCCTTGGCATGGCCGACAGCAAACTGATCCCGATTCTGGTTCGTGCGGTGCAGGAACTGGCCGCCCGAGTTTCTGAACTGGAGGGTGCGCGGTGAAATACTTCACTGAAGCTGAGTTTGTGTGCTCGTGCTGCGGCGAAAACGGGATGCTTCGCTCTACCATGGAAGCGCTCGACCGACTGCGCGGTGAGTGTGGGTTTCCCTTCATCATCACCAGCGGGTACAGATGCCCGAAGCACAACGAAGCGGTGGGTGGGGAAAAGAACTCCATGCACATGCGTGGCATAGCTGCCGATATTGCGTGCAGCGCGTCACAGGCGTACATCATTCTTTCCCTTGCCGCACGCCATGGGTTTCGCGGCATCGGTGTGTCGCAGAAGGGTTACAGTCGGTTCGTTCATCTGGACACGCGGGATACGCCCGCAGTTGTCTGGTCCTACTAGGAGGTGTGTCATGCCCGGTGATGGAGTAAAGACAGAGCGCAAGTCGTGGTACAAGTCGAAGACGATCATCGTCAATGCGGCGATTGGTAGTCTTGCATCGGCAGCCCCGGAACTGGTTGCGTTGATCCCCCCGCAGTATCAGGTGCTTGGGGTCGTGGCGATCAACCTGCTCCTGCGCAAGTTCACGAACCAGCCGTTGGGCAAGTAGTGCGAACGTATTGTATGACGACGCAATACGTTTCTGCTTTCATTCACTTTCTCGTGTTGGCTTACGCAACGCGCATTGTGTGTACATGGAGGCACGACAGACGCATTCCTCGTCAGGATGATGTGTCCGCGGTACGTGTTGGGTTCTTGCTCAGCTTCCTGCTTTTTGCGGGTGCTGCCGTCGAAGACTTTGTCAGAACAGGGTACCAGCATGCCATGTGGCATTTGGCGTCTGCGTCCTGCGTGATAGTGGTTGGGATGGTCGTCTGTATCGTGCGCGGTGTGGGACGAAAAAAAGAGCCATAAGGGGCAGGCTAATGATCGAGGTGGAAGACGTTATGAACGCCAGCAAACCCGGCGTGATGGGAGCGGCAGCGGCACTGTTGGGCTATCTTGCCAACGTGGCGCATCGGGGCGCTCCGTTCAGTAGGCGAGCACTGTTTCTATCCATGTTCTCCGGTGGGGTGCTGGGCACGCTCGTGCAGTACTCGTGGCCGCCGGACTTGCCCGGTATGGGAGCAGCCATCAGCCTGATCGGCATGGCGAATCTCGTGTTCGTGGCCGGTGTGCAGGACGGCGTGCCCACTCTCACGAAGCGGCTCATGGACTGGTTGGCCGGTCGTATCAAGTAACGCGAGGGTACATGCCACTCCAGAAACTCACGTTCAAGCCCGGCGTCAACCGGGAAGCCACCACGCTGGCGAACGAAGGCGGCTGGTGGGCGTGTGATCGCGTGCGCTTCCGCTCGGGGTACCCGGAGCAGATCGGCGGCTGGCAGGTTGATGCCGGCGCGCAGGTTTCCGGCTTGCTTCCCGATGGCGGTCAGTTCTGGGGTGTGGCGCGCGCGTTGTGGGTGTGGTTGACGTTGAACGGGAACAACCTGCTTGGTATCGGCACGCACCTCAAGTACTACATCCAGAACGGCATGGACGGCACGTTGTTCGATGTCACACCGTTGCGGGACACTACTACGGCGACTACGACGTTTGCAGCTACCAACGGTAGCTCAACGGTGACTGTCACCGACAATGCGCACGGTGCCGGCGTGGGTGACTTCGTGACGTTCAGCGGAGCTGTGTCGCTTGGTGGCGTCGTTACCGCCGCGGTGTTGAACGCCGAGTTCCGCATTCTGACTGTGCCGACCGTAAACACGTATACCATTGACGTTGGCGTGCTGGCGAACGGGTCCGACACAGGAAATGGTGGCGGGGCAGTGGACTCCGAATATCAGCTGTCCATCGGCTTGCCGTTTTCTGCGCCGGCGTTCGGTTGGGGTGCTGGCGGTTGGGGCGGCGTTACTGGGTCGAGCACGACGGGGTGGGGGGAGTCTGAATACCTTGCACCGATGCGGTTTTGGTCACAAGCCAACTACGGCGAAAACCTCATCTTCAACGTCACGAACGGACCTCTGTTCCTGTGGGTGCCAGGCGGCAGTTTCCCCGGCACGGTGAACCGCGGCGAGTTGTTGTGGGACGGTGGCACGGGCGTATACCAGACGGATGTGAACTGCCCTGCGTACTGCACGCAAGTGCTAGTCTCCGACGCTTCGCGGTTTGTGATTGCACTGGGTGTGAACGATCTGGATGCCACCTACGGCGGCTCCAGCCAAGACCCCATGCTCGTTCGGTGGAGCGACCAAGAAGACTACACCACGTGGACGCCGGAGCCGACGAACCAAGCGGGCGGGTATCGACTGAGCCACGGGTCGTACATTGTCGGCGCGCTGCAGACTCGACAGGAAGTGCTGGTGTGGACGGACGCTGCGCTGTACTCGATGCAGTACCTTGGGCCGCCGTATGTATGGGGGTTCAACATTCTGGCCGATAACGTGTCGGTCATGTCAGCCAACTCGACCGCGACTGCCAACGGCATTGTGTTCTGGATGGGATTGGACAAGTTCTACGTGTATACGGGCCGCGTCGAGACGCTGTCGTGCACGCTCCGCCAGTACGTGTTCGGCGACATAAATCTGGAGCAGCGCGCGCAAATTTTCTGCAGCACCAACGAAGCCTACAACGAGGTGTGGTGGTTCTACTGCTCGGCAAACTCTGCCACGGTAGACCGCTACGTGGTGTTCAACTACCTTGAGCGGCTGTGGTACTACGGCACCATGGAGCGCACGATGTGGCTCGACACGTCTCTGCGCACCTACCCCATCGCCACCAACTACGACGCCGAAGCCGAGTCTGGCAACGTGATCTATCACGAGTACGGTGTGGATGAAGTACTGGACGATAGCGGTGTCGGCGTGGCGCTGAACTCCTACATCGAGTCTGCGGACACGGATGTCGACGACGGACACCGCTTCGGGTTCATCTGGCGCATGCTGCCTGACGTGACGTTCGAAGGCTCCATCTCTGCTGCGCCGGAAGTGACGTTGACGCTGACGCCGCGCCGCGCGCCGGGCTCGCCCTATGGTACTGCTGTAGGCAACGACGTGGTCAGTAGCAATGACTACCTGCCACCTCCGCAGAAGAACTATTCGGTTCAGCTGTTCACGGAGCAGATATTCCCACGCCTGCGCGGTCGCCAGATCAAGTTCAAGATCGCTGCGACTGAGGCCGGCACCAAATGGCAGCTCGGGGAGCCGCGGGTCGACCTGCGGCCTGACGGACGGCGCCAATGACGGACAACACACTCCAGCTGGTGCCTACGCGCTCGCCGTACTTGCCAACGGCGCCCACGGAGTATGACCCCCGTGCGTTCCATCAGCTCACTGATGCACTGCGGGTGTACTTCAACCAGATCGACTCGCGGTTCCAGCAGGTGCTGCTCGGGTTCAACAACTACGGGTCGTTCCTGAGTACGGCGACACAGACGAACCCGGTTGGGGGCGCTGCTAATGCCGTAACGTACGACACAACGATGGAGAATTATGGTGTCTATGTTGACAGCGTAAACACGTCGCGTGTCTATGTGGTGCGGGATGGCGTGTACAACTTCCAGTTCTCGGCCCAACTGGATCACACTGGTGGTGGGTCCGTCACGTTTTTCATTTGGTACGCCATCGGCGGCACGCCCGTTGCCAACTCTGCGACGAAGATGGTGCTATCTGGCCCCAACGACGAGAAGTGCGCGGCGTGGAACTTCGTGACCAGCATGGCAGCAGGCACGTATTTCGAACTGATGTGGAGCTCGTCGGATACAGCAGCGGTGCTGGCGGCAGCGGCGGCAAGCTCGCCCGTACCGGCCGTCCCGTCCGTGATCCTGACCGTCTCGTACATGTACCCAGCAGGCACCGTGCGATAGCACAGGGTGTTGAATTTTGTTACTATCGGGCAAGACTGAAGGAGCCCCCTCATGCAACACGTAGCCAATCACTTGTCCCAGTACGGCCGTCACGGCGACGATACGCTGGTGCACATGAGCCGCGAGGAAGTCGGCGGTCTGGAAGCGCTGGCACGCGCGCAAGGCCACGGCCTCTCCACCAATCCGCACACTGGGCTGCCCGAGGCGTTTAGCCTCAAGAAAGCGTTCAAGTCGCTGATCGCGCCGGTGGCTGGCGCCCTCCTGTCTCCGTTCATCACGCCCATGGGCGCGGCTGCCGTGGTCGGCGGCATCACCGGGCTGGCGAAGAAGAACCTGCTGGCGGGCCTGACGGCTGGGCTAGGTGCGTATGGCGGTGCGAACTTGGCGGGGAGTCTTGCGAATGCAGGCACCACGGGGTCGCAGTTGGGCTTGAACCCAGAGGTAGCGGCGCAGGCTGCCAAGTCAGGCGTTGATGTTGCGGTGCCGTCACAAGCGGGGTTTGTCACCTCCGAAGGTGTGAAGGCAGGCGCCAGTCAGTTGGGGCAACAAGGAGGTCTATCTTCCCTTGCGCAGAACGCCAACATCTGGGGCGGCAAAGCAGCAGACGCTGGCTACGGCCAGCTCGCCAAGTACAGCATGGCAGCAGCGACGCCTTTCATGACTCAGTCGCCGTCCGGCGGCGTGGACATGCCGGAGCAGATGCCTACCAAGTTCCGCAAGTACGACTTCATGCGTACGCGCAATCCGTATCAGGAGCCGGGCACATACACCGGCGAGCAGCGCTACTTCAATGACCAGTACAACGCGTACGACCCGACGGACAAATATGACTATGCCGGCGGCGGTATCGCTGGGCTGTACAGTGGCGGCGGCGCGACGGACTCCACGATTGATTCGTTCGGCAACGTCGCTGGCTATGCAGCGGGTGGACGCATGATCCGTGGCCCCGGCGATGGCACGTCCGACAGCATCCCTGCCACGATCAACGGCCAACAGCCGGCGGCGCTGGGCGACGGGGAGTTCGTGATCCCGGCCCGTATCGTGGCGGAGATTGGCAACGGTTCGTCGGAAGCCGGCGCGCGACAGCTGTATGCGATGTTGAGCCGTGTCGAGCAGCGGGCGCAGCAAGCGCAGCGGGGACAGGATTCGGGTGCGTGGCAAGAGCTGCCGGCCTGACACAGTAACCAGAGGATAGCCGCATGGCCAAGACGACAGCCACTACTTACACCACCAACATACCGGAGTATGCCCAGCCGTACGTGACCAACTTGCTTGGTCAGGCGGAGGCGTTGACGGACATCAACAAGAACCCCTACCAAGCGTACGAAGGGCAGCGGCGCGCGAACTTTACGCCGATGCAGCAGCAGGCGTTTCAAGGTATCGCCGGGCTGGCGCCGTCTCTCGCCGGGCGCGCGGGGCAGGGCTGGGCTGCGCAGGGCATCATGGGGGCCTTCAATCCGCAGTCGTGGACGCAGCCGGGCACATCGCAGCAGTTCATGTCGCCGTACATGCAGGGTGTGGTGGACATCCAGCAGCGCGAGGCTCAGCGCCAAGCGGACATGGCCACGCAGGGGCGCAACGCGCAGGCAGTCAAGGCAGGTGCCTTCGGCGGCTCGCGGCAGGCGATCACTGATGCTGAAGCAGCGCGCAATCTGGCGTTCCAGAAAGGGGACATCCAAGCGCAGGGGCTGCAGCAAGCATACGACCGTGGCATGGCGCAGTTCAACGCCGAGCAGGCCAACCGCATGCAGGGGCTCAACGTCGGCATCCAAGGTGCCAACGTGCTCGGTCAGTTGGGGCAGCAAGACTTCAGCCAGCAGCAGCAGGCACTGCAGATGCAGAACCAAGCCGGCACGCAGCAACAGGAGCAGGAGCAGAAAGGGCTGACCATGGGGTACCAAGACTTCATGGACCAGCTGAACTACCCGTATAAGCAGCTTACGTTTATGTCCGATATGGCGCGTGGCACGAGTGGTTTGCAGACCCAAACGGGCGCATACACCAACGCGGCCCAACCCTCGCTGATGAACCAGCTGGCTGGGCTTGGCACCATGGGCGCTGGACTCACGATGAAGGCTGCTGGCGGCATGATCGACCGGCCGGCTGGGTTGATGGAACTTGCCATGCGCCGCGCGGCGTGAGGAGATGGACATGATGCCTACCGCTCCCCAAGGAGCTCCGCAGCAAGCGCCGCAGGCACCACAAGCGCCGCAGATGCAGCGCGGCGGCGTGCCGACGAACCCGTACCAGCTGACGAGTCAGGTCGCCAAGGCGCCGGACCAGCAGCTCACGCAAATGCTCCAGCAGTACAAAGGGGTCGGGGATGCTGTGTCCTTCTCCGTCGTGTACAACGAGCTGCAGCGCCGCAAAGAGATGCGTGGCGCCAGCCAAGCGCAGCAGGCGCCAGCGCAGCAACCCACCGTGGCGGATCAGGCCCTAACTGGTATCGCAGCGGCGCCGGCGGGCGACATGCAGTTCGCTGACGGCGGGATTGTGGGGTTTGCGACGGGGAACATGGTTGGTCCGTACCAGCGCTCCGGACTGTCGTTGCAAGAGACAAGCGAGCTTGAGCGGCTGGCGCAGATGCGTAACGACTTGAGCACACCGTACTTCGGCAGCATACACGGGCGCGATCAGTCGCAGGCACGCGAAGCACAGCTGGGGCAGATAGACCCCCGCTTCAACGAGCTGCTTGGCAAGAATGCTGCGGCTCGGCAGGCGGAGCAAGATGCACGCTTTGCGCAAATGTTTCCGGAGGAAGCTGCACCGCAACCCCAAGCTCCGGCCCAACCTCAAGCAGCGGCACCTGCGCCAGCCGAGGCGCCACGCCGTGAGTTCGGTGATGTGGGCTACCCGTCCACGGCGTTCATGCGCGACAAGCCGCCAATGAAATCCCCCGCCGAGGAAGTTGAATCGCTCAACATGGAAGGCATAATGCGGTTGCTGGCGCCCGAAGCCGGCACCAAGGGCTTCGAAGCCATCATGAAGTCCGCCGACGCAGCCAAGGCCGACGACCTCAAGGCACTGGAGGCGTACCAGAAGCAGCGCCGCGATCCCACCAAGGCCATCGAAGACATCATCGCCAAGGGTGAGGCGAGCGAAGTCGAGGACCGTCGTGACGCCAAGCGCCAAGCACTCATCATGGCAGGCGCTGCGATTGCCAATTCCACGGGTCCGCTGGGTGCTGCGATTGGCCAAGGTGCCATGGCCGCGCTGCCCGGCTACAAGCAAGACATGCGTGCGATCAAGAAGGCCGAGGATGAGCGCGACAAGCTGCGCATTCTGGCCGATCAGGCGCACCAAGCCATGCTGGAGGGCGACTACAAGGCGCACCGCGAAATCACTAAGGAGCATCGCGCGCTGTCCACCACGGTGGCGTTGGAGATGCAGAAGGCCGAAGAAGCGCGGGCACGTACCCTCGCGCGCACGGGCGCCACGGTGGTAGCTGCCCAGATCACGGCGGACGCTGCCAAAAGCCAGATCGAGCAGAAGGCCGATGACAAGCGCCGCGGGACGCCGTCTCAGTTGGAGGAGGTGCAGCGCACGCAGCTGGCGAAAATTGACGCGGAGCTTGCAAAAGTTCAAGTAGCGGCGGCCCAAGGAATGGCGCTGACGCCAGAACAGGAAGCTGCAATGGCACAACTCATGGAGCAGCGCCGGGGTCTGGTGCTTGGCCTGTCGCAGTTGGAGTCTGCGCGCATGTCCGGGCAAAGCGTCGGTGCAGCACCGTACAACTTCTCGCTAAGCACAGGGCTCACCTCCGGCGCACCCCAACAGTAAGGAGCCCCGCTCATGCCGTACATGTTCCCGCTCCCGAACGGGCAATACGTCAATGTCACCGATGACACGCCGCCAGATGTAGTGGAGGCGCGACTGCGCAAGGAAGCGCCGCAGCTGTTCGCAGGCTTGGAGGTCGAGCAGCCCGCACCGGACTACGGTCTGTTGGAAGCCTTCGGGAAGGGCGTGAAGCGTGGCACGCGCCAGATGGCCTCTGCGTTCGGAGATGTGATCCCGGCGATGGCTGCCAACGCGCTCGGCGCCGACGAGTACGCCAAGCAGCAGATGGACGAAGCGGCAGCGTCTCGCGAAGCCATCCAGAAGGAAGTGCCGGCGCAAGTCCCGTCGTACCGCGACGTCGATGGGGTGCGGAGTGGGGCCATCTACGCGCTGGAAGCCGCTGGCGAAGCCGTGCCGTCCATGCTGGGCGCGTTGCTCCCCGGCGGTATCGCAGGCAGTATCGCCAAGCGTGGTGTGTTGGCAGCCGCCGAGAAAGGTGCGCTGTCGTTGGGAGCCAAGGAGCTTGCGACGCTCGCTGCCAAGAAGCAGATGACGGGCCAACTGGTCGGGGCCTATCTGGGCTCCTACGCGCAGAACGCACCCGAGATTTTCCAGAACATCTACGACCGCACGGGTGACATGCGCCCGGGTGTGGCGATGCTTGCGAGTACGGTGTCCGCTGCGCTCGATACGGTGGTGCCGGCGAAGGTGTTGCATGGCATGAACGCTCCGGTGCGCGCGGAGGTAGTCAAGCAGCTGCTGCAGAAGTCTGGTACGCACCCGGTGCTCGCCGGGCTGGCCAAGGGCCTGCTGGCAGGGGCAGCCGAGGAAGGCATCACAGAAGCCGCGCAGGAAGGCGTCAGCATCGCCGCGGAGCGCTTCGTTGAGGGCAACGACAGCCTGTGGACGAGCGACGAGTGGCACCGTGTCATTGACTCCGGCCTGAAGGGCGCAGCGGGCGGCGCAGGCTTCGGCGCGCTGGGTGGCGGTGCGGAAGCGTACCGGGTCAAGACAGAAGCTGAGCGTGTGGACCAGCCGCCTCCGCCGGCGCCGTTCACCGGCAAGCAGTTGGGATGGATGGGGGAAGACGACGCAGGTGCCGCCGACTTCGGCCCTGTGTTCACGGGTGGGCCGACAGACGGTGAGCCCCCAGCAGGCGGCATGCGAGAACACGAGCTGCCTGACGCCGAGAACTTGCGCACGTTCGACATGTCGCAGGAAGCTGAACGCGCCGGCGCACCGCTGCATCAGTTCGGTGATGTGTTCCCTCCCCCGGAAACGAAGGAGGCGCCCGCAACACCCAGCGCCACTCGATTGGGTTGGATTGGTGAGGCGGATGAAGGCGCCCCTGCAGCAGACTTCGGCTCTGTCGTGGACATGGCGAACCAGCCAGAGTTCTACAACACGGTAAACAAGTTCCCGGCAGTGGTGCCGCCGACAACGGACTTCGTGGGCACGGACACGGGAGACGTGTCGGCTTCCGCTGACGAGGCAAGTGCTGCTGCGCTGGAGCGCCAGTACCGCCCACGCCCGCTCGATATTCCTACCGTCTCCGCTCCGCGCCCGATTACGCTGGAGGATGTGGCGGCAACGGGCGTGGCGTATCCGGGGCGAGACAGGTGGTTTGCAGAAAACGTCGTGGGCAAGACGCAGGACGAGCTGCGCCAACTTGTGTTCAACAAGCCGGAGCTGCTGCCCACACAGGGACAAGAACTATCCGAAAAACAGCGCGCGAAAAACGTCAAGCTGAACCCGCGCGCACAGGTCATATCGGCGTTGTTGGGCAAGCCCCTCGTTGCGGAAGACGCGCCGGCGCAGGTAGGCAAAGCGATTGCCGAGGCGGTGCCGAACAGGCCCGGCTGGCTGCAGTCCTACGCAGACGATCTGACCACGCGTGTCACGCCTCTGTTGCCCAATGGCAGCGCCCTGAAAGCAGCTCTGCAGGTCGAGCGCACGGCGATCCGCCGCAGCAAGGCGTCCGATGACGCGAAGCAAGCCAAGCTGGCCATGGTCGACGCGATCCAGCAGAAGGGCAACGCATACCGTCAGCAGATGCGCAAGCAGCCCAAGCAGACGCCGCTGAAAAGCCAAGGCGACTCCACGACCACCGGGCACACGGCGGACGAGCTTAACTCGCGGTTGGACAGCATCTTCGGTGCGGGCTTCATGGACAAGCTGTTCGGCACCGGGCGGTTCCATGTCGGCTCGGCGGAGCAGGTTGGTGCGGCGACGCAGGAAGACACCGGCAACACGCGCGGTATGTACGACCGTCGCACCGGCATCACGCACCTCATCGCAGACAACATCCCGAAGGCGCTGACCGACAACCAGCTCCGTGGTCTCATGCTGCACGAGATAGCTGTGCACGCCCTGCGCGTGGGACGCGACAGCGACGGCTGGCAGTTTCTGATGAGTGAGTTGCAGCGCCTGCACAAGCTCGGCAACAAGGATGTGGTCGAGGCGCACGAGCGCGCGGCAGCGGCCGGCACGGAAGACGCAGACCTGTGGGAAGAAGTCGCGGCGTACCTCGTGCAGAACAAGCCCAAGGCGTCCATCACACGGCGCATCCTCACGTGGTTCAAGGATCAGGTCAACAAGGTGTTGAGCGCGTTCGGCCGAGACAGGCTCTCGCTGACGCCAGACGACATCACTGCCATGGCCCAGAGTGCGTTCGCCCGCGCGCCGCGTGAGTTGAGCAAGGCAGTTGTGCCGGGTGAGGGAGTCATCCCCTCCGAGCGTGCGCCGATATGGTACTCGCAGCTGAAGCGCGTCATGGAGCAACAGGGCGAGACGGAGCGCTCTGGCAATGAGTGGATTCAGTGGCTGAACGGCAACCTGTCCAAGCTCGGCGTCAAGAAGGTAGAGGTCGAGGCATCCGGCATCACGGACTTCTTGGCGCTGCTGGGCAAGAAGAAAACATCGGCGCAGGAGCTGGCTGCGTTCGTGGAGCGTAATGGCCCGCGCGTGGAGTCACGGGTGCTTTCGGCAACTCCCGCAGATGGCCCAGCCCCATGGTCGGACTACAAATCGTTGCATGGCGGCCATTTGTATGGGGTGCTTGCTGTGCACTACCCACACACCGCGGTTACGGAGCTTCCTGATGGGTGGATAGTGGAGCCGGCAGGTCACGACGCCGATAGTGGGACGGTTTTTTTCCATGTTCGTGATGAGAATGGCAGGTATGTGCCCGACACACTGGCCACCAGTCGGGAACTAGCTGTACAGCAGGCGACAGAAAAAAGCAGTCTCCTATACCAATCTCCGCACTACAACGGGCGCGTGTTCTCGCGCAAACATGCGATACCAAATCTCATTGCCACGGCACGCGTGTCTGACATAGAAGCGGCCTCTGGTGAGACTGTGTTGGCAGCCCATGAGCTGCAGAGCGACTGGGGTGCTGACCTGATCGAGCAGGCAAAGCCCGAGACAACTTTGGAAGTCCTCCAGCGTAGACTTGATGAGGCCGCTGCCGCAAGAGACGCGGCATGGGAGGACTTTCATACACTCATAGCACCGTTTGTGCGAGACATTTCGACTGAGCTGGCGCTGGCGCTGGAGAAAGTACAACATACAGACCCTAACAGGTACGCAAAAGCTAAATTCGAAAGTAGGTTTTCGGGGACCGCGGAAGACTACGCCGAGAAAATGCTCATGCCCGGCGATCCGACAACTACAATGCGGCTCGTTCGACAAGCGCTCACGGGTTTCCGCACAACGCTGGGGGAGTTCAGGCACGCCATAAATGATGAGCGCTACAGACGAGTTAGAAATGCGTTGGATAACTTGGAAGAATCCACCGCCTACGACGATCTACTCCGAGCGCAGGATCGTTACTTTGACGCCACCAATGCGCTTGATCGGTATGAGCTGGACGGCCCCGAGCAAAGAAACGTGGCTCCACCAGCACCACACGTAAACGATACTCGCACATGGACGGCGCTCATCCTCAAGAACATGTTGCGGCACGCAGTGGACAACGGCTACAACGGCATTGGCTGGGCGTCTGGCATGGATGTACACATCATGTTCCCCACCGCGGAAGATGGTTCCAGCACGTTGCCGGGCATGAAGAAGTACTATGACGAAATAGCACCGTCCGTTGCCCGTGACGTGATGAAGAAGCTCGGCGGTGGGGAAGTGACCACCATAGAAACGAAAGCTGGACAGCGCATCCACTACATCCCGTTGACGGACAAGCTGCGCGACACCGTCTCCCGAGGCATGCCGCTGTTCAGCAAGGCGCCCGCTGCGACGGCGCGAGCTAAGCCACTCCGCTCCATGACGTTCGATGATGACGTCGCTGGGGCCACGGCGCCGCAGGCAGCTGCCAGCACAATGCAGAAGTTCGGCAAGACGCTGCAGCAAGCATCGGACACAGTGCTTGGCCCGGAGCGCACGAACGCGCTTGACGGCCTGCTGCGTGGCACGGCGTCCGACGTCGCCAAGAACGCCACACTGGGTGCGCTGCCTCTGCATGCACTGGCTGACTGGATCAAGACGCGCGCCGGACGTGTGGTAACTGAGCAGACGCGCGCACTGGCTGACGCTGCGGCACGATTCCTTGATCTTGAGCGCTTGCGTAACGGTGCGTACAAGGAGGCTGATGCCGACGTCGGTGCGATCTACAAGGCGACGGAAACGTGGCGGCGCGCGAACCCGAACAAGATTTCGGCATTCAACGAAGTTGTGTTCCGTGGTTCGGATGCCAAGATAGATTTCCGTTTCGGTGAGCCGCACTACGCCGAGCGGGTGGCTGCAGCCAAGAGCGAAGACGCGCGCGCCGCGGCCGTGGAGAAGCTGAACGCATACCGGGCGCTGAAGCCGCTGTACGACAGTCTCGGCAAGGACGGCCAAGCCACGTACGCCAAGATGCGTGCGACGTACGACCGCCTGTACTACGACGTGGTCGAGCAGATCAGGCACAAGGTGCAGTCAATCAGCGGTGACGGCGAACTCGCTACGTCCGTGCACAACGTGTTCCATAGAAAGTTGATCGAGAGCGGTGGCCTTGAAGGTTACGCACCGTTCCTGCGTGAAGGCGACTACATCCTGAAGTACGACATCCGTGAGCCCGGCAAAGAAGGTACGGTGCCTGTGGTGCGGTTCTTCAAGAGCAAGCTGGAGCGCAGTCGCTTCATTGAGGGCATCGAGAAAGTTGATCCGGGGCTGGTGCAGGGGTCGATCCAGATGCCCGCCAAGGTGTCGCGAGAGACGTTCCGCGGTGCGCCGCCGAATTCGTTCATGGGGCAGCTCATGACGGTGCTGAGCGACAACGGTGTGCAGGGTGAGACGCTGGACGAAATCATGCGGCTGGCTGTGTCCCTGTCCCCGGAAGGTTCGCTCGCGCGGATGCTCCAGCACCGTAAGGGCACGCGCGGCTACGTCGAGGATGCGTTCTGGGCGTTCGAAAAGAATGCGCTCTCCTTGCGCAAGAAAGCGTTGAACCTGCGCTTCGCTGCCGACTTCTCCGACACACTGCGCAAGGTGAAGGACGCCGAGAAGCTGGCGGGTCCGGATGAAGTGTTGGTACGCCACGCACAAGAGCTGGAGAAGCGACTGCAGTTTGCGATGAACCCGACGCTGCCCACGTGGTCGCACCTCGCGCGCACCGCGACATACGCATGGACGCTGGGGCTCAACGTATCCTCCGCCATGATCGACATGGCAGCGATCCCCATGGTGTTCTACCCGTATCTGCTTGCCAACTACGGCAGCTCGGCTACCGCGGCGCTGAGCGACGCCACCAAGGTGTTCTTCGGCAGTGGGCGCACGCACCGGGTGGAGTCGTACCTGACTGCTGGCTTGGAAGGTGACGCTCTGAAGGAGGCGAAGAAAGCAGCCGGGCTCACGGGGCGCGACATCTCGGAGCTCAAGGGATACTACTCGATCACCAACTACGACTTCTCCAAGATCACGGACCCGCGCATCAAGCGGCTGGAGACGCTGGCGAAAATCGCCAACGACCATGGGCAGGTGATCCGGTTCTCCATGTACGACGACAAGGACGCGTTGCAGGAGGGCAGCACGCTCGCCAAGGTGAACGCGTGGCAGGGGCTGATGATGCAGCTGAGCGAGCGCACGCGCCGCGAGATTGGCATGACCGCGCACTATAACCTCGCACTGGACAAGATCGAGCGCGCCACGGGGCGCCCGGCGACCGCCGCCGAGCAGCAGCAGGCAGCGCGGAACGCTGTGGACTTCATCGAGAACACCAGCGGTGGCCTGTCCAGCATCGCCTCTCCACGATGGTCGCAGTCGTCTCTTGGCAGCGTGGCGTTCCTGTACAAGAAGTACGGCCTCACCATGTACTACCACCAGTTCAAGATGCTGCGGGAGCTGCTGGCGTCCGAGTCCGATCCGGCGACGCGCGCGGCAGCGAAGCGGCAGTTCTTCACCACCATGGTCACGTCGGCCCTCTTTGCTGGTGTGCGTGGGATGCCCATGGTCGGCATCGTGGCGGCGCTCTGGAACGCGTTCAAGGACGAGGAAGACGACGACTTCAACACCATGCTGTCGAAGAACATCGGCTGGGGCGCTACGGGTCCGATCAACGCGCTGCTCAACACTGAGGTGTCGGCTCGGGTGAGCTTGACCAACCTGCTCGTGCGCGACCTGCCCGGCAACGAGAACCGGAGCACGGCGGACATCTTCGCACTGGTGCTGGGCGGGCCTGCGTGGGGCACTGCAGATCGCGTGATGCGGGGCGTGGGGCTCATCAACCAAGGCAACATGGAGCGTGGGCTGGAGACGCTGCTGCCGGCCTCTGTGGCGAACGTCATGAAGTCGGTGCGGTACTACGCCGAGGGCACCACCAACCTGAAGGGCGATCCGATTACCAAGGACGTGTCGTTCTTCAACGCAGTGGGACAGGCAATCGGCTTCGCGCCGGCGGACTACATCGCCGCGCAGGAGCGCGCCACGATCCTCAAGGCAGGCGACGACGCCATGCGCGCTGCGCGCGGCAAGCTGATGCAGCGCCTGTGGATTGCCAGCCGTGCCAGCGATGCCGAGGAAGTGCGTTCGATCATGCAGGACGTGCAGGAGTTCAACAAGCGGTATCCGTACTCGGCCATCACCGGGGACACGATCATGCGCTCGCGCTCCCAGCACATGCGCGCCCTGAAGGACATGATCTACAGCAGGATTCCGGATGCGTCGCGGCGGGCGTTCTGGCTGTCTCAGCTGCGGGAGCAGGGTGCCGACGACTTCTAGAAAAAAGAACCCCCGCACGGGGCGGGGGCAACAACTTGAGAGGACTTGAACGACGCCGACCAAAGCGTCACGTGCATTATACCGCCCGGCTCAGCTGTCTGCAACCTCCCCGGCGGCAGCGTCCAGCGGCTTCTGCATCTCCGGTGTAAACCACCCTTCCCCGCTAACCTTGAGTGCCAGCGTGGGCGGCATGTCGATCTTCGTGCCCTTGCCCAGCCTGCACCGAACAAGCGTGCCATTGGCCGGCGCGCGCTGCATCTCCTTGACCAGCCATCCGTAGTTGATCTGCCGGGACACGCACCAGTTCTTGAGTGGCGTGGGCAGGATGTACCACATGTTGGTGTCCGTCTCGTGCCGGCCCCGGATGTCTCCGCGCGGCACTGCGTCCACTATGGACGCGTCATGGCGTCGCCTGTCGTCGGTACTGCGCAGGCGCAGGAAGTTGCTGTACGTGGCGTTCAGGTACTCCATCAGCAGGTCGGGTGCCGATAGATCATCGTCGTTGATCCGCTTGCGCTCCTGTATCAGCGCTCGGATTATCCACGCCTGCAGCGCTTCCAGATCGTAGCTGACCAGTCCGAGGTGCTTGGCGATCTTGAGTGCCGTCAGTACGCAGGCTGCTTGCACGGACCAGTGGCGGTTCTCGGCGGTGAGTCCGGCGGCCTCGTCAATGTCTTGCTGAATGGCAGCCACAGCAGCCTGCACATCCTCCACGTGCTCCATGACATACGCCAGAAAGATCGGCCCCGCGTGCCCGTAGTTGGCCTTGAGCGCGCGGCTGAACACGTCCGTTTCGTGCTTGTTCTTGAACAGCATGCGGTGCGCTGTCACTTCGATGACACGCTGCGCTTCCGCCTTCGGCACAGCCTTGTACTCGGATATGCGCTCAAGCAAGCTGGTGTTGCCGGTGGTGACTGCGATCAGCGCCCATGGCTTACCCCGCGTGCGCTCGACGTTCATGCTGCCTGCCATGCGGTTGCGCTGCATGCCGCTGGGTATCTGGTAGATAATGTCGCTCGCTTCGTTGGGCTTCACGTTGGTCATCTCGTCCAGATACAGCGGCAGGTCTTTGTACACTTCCGCACGCAGCATCTTGGAGTTGTTCGTGTCCTGCTCGATCAGCACATACTGATCCGGGTCTGCCCACACCGATGCACCAGCCCACATCGCTGACGTCTTGCCAAGGCCGGAGTCTTTGCTGTGGAAGTGGAACAGGCTGCCGCGGATGGGCGTGAGTCGTGTGAGCACCGAACCGAACCCGGTGCCGACGATGTATTGGTGGGCTTCGAAGTCCGGCCGGTTGTAGAAGTTGACGGTGTCCTTCCAATCTTGCAGCGTTCCTTTCGGAACGAAGATGGGGAACAACTTCACCGTTGTCGGCGCCGGCGGGTTCGCGACTGTTCCCTTGACGGTGTACACCTTGTCTCCCAGAGCGAACCCCGTGAAGGTGTCATCCGTCCAGCCGAACTGTCTGTGTGTAAATGCAGCTGATGTTGTGTACTCCATTTTAGTCGTCCACTTGATGAGGTAGTCCATGATGAGGTCGACCTTCGGCTCCAGCACACCGTGCTTGGCCATGATCTTCCTCAGTTCTTCTTTCGTCGCCACGGTGGTTGTGGGCACCGTGATTTCCCGAACACCATCGCGCGGCATGTGCACGCGCACGATGATCGCATCTCCCACATCCTCGTCGTTGATCCGGTTCACAACGTACATGTCGTTGCGATATACGCAGACGTCCATGGGGTCGCCGGCCTTGTCCTGCGTACGAAGGTACACGCCGCCGTTCTTGCCGCGGAAGTAGGGTGCAGGGTACTGCGGCACTTCCAACGTCACGGATTCCGCGTCTTCCCACTGCGCGCGCTTGGTGGGTTCCTTCACGGTCACCACGTTATCTTCCGGCTCCGCTTCGATCACTTCTTTCCCAAGCTGTATGGGAGATGTGATCCTGCCCTTGTGCGGGCAGCCTTCGCAGCGCTCGGCGTTCAACGTCGCAAACGAACTGCAGTGGTACGGACCTTTCGTGAGCTGTGCCTTTTCGGCCGTCTCGGCTGGGTTGTAGTTGGGGTGCTTCTCGGAAATCTTGTGTATCGCCTTGTCGGCGTCAACACAGTGCGCTGCGATAGACAGCGCAGCTCGCCACAGGGGCTCGTCAACTTCGTCTTGGTGCGTCGCCGCAAACGTCAGCTGGCTGCACCCGGTGCCCTTGGCACACTTCTGCATGATGGTGCGAAAGCGGCTCGTCATGTTGCCCAGCAACGCGTCCATGAGTGGATCGCTCGGCAGACTTATCGCTGCAGGCACAGGAGTCTTGATGACAGGCACCAGCTCGCGCACGCGCGCAACAGATAACAGCTGGCCGCCGGGCACTACCACACGCACCGGACGCGGCGTGCCGTCCTTCATGTTCTCACTGCCGGGCACACGCAGTACGCGCGCACTGTCAGCTGTTACAACAGGGTCGATAGCAAACCCATTCGACAGGCAGAGCTCACGGAAGCCGTCAGCAAGCGGCTGCCACTCTCGTCTCGGCAGTGCGTCTTCCAACGGCCAGTACGCGTGGATGCCGCGCCCGGAGTTCACCACGATGGGTTTGGGCAGCTTGTGTTGCTTGCAGAATGCGCGCAGCGCCGTGACCGCGTGGGGCTGGTCGACAAATGGCTTGCCTACCCCACAGTCCAGATCGACGAACAGGGACCGCAGCGCCTCGACGTTATCGGCCTTGCGCCCCTTCGGATCGACAAACGTGGCGAGCGCAAAATAGACATCACACCCTTCGCCGGCGCGCTGCATGGCAGCATCGACCAGCTGTGGGATGGTCTTATGAAACGTCTGCACAGGTTGCTGGCTAGACGCGCGCGTAGCGAACAGGCAGTAGTAGCCCGTGTCGCTCAAAACTATACGCAGAAACTCGTCTGTGGTCATGCGCCATACCAGAGCAAAGCGGGGAAAAAGAAGGGCCTTGCGGCCCCTCTCACGTCAACACACGATGGTGTTACTCGTCATCCCACTCGTCCAGCATGCTGCCCAAGTCCTTGACAGGAGCCGCAGGCTCCGGCGCCTTCGTTTGCTCCCGGCGCTTCGGCTCGGCAACGGGCTCCGTGGCAGGCTCGGCGCTACCAAAGCCTTTCGCACCCTTCGGACGGCCACGCGTCTTGACAGCTGCCGGTGCCGGCGTAGGTGCGGGCGCTTCTTCGTCGTCGCCTTCCTCGTCGTCAGCTGCCGGCTCCGGCGCAGGGGCGGGCTTGGACTTGGCGCCGCCGAACAGATCGGCCTTTTCCTTCTTCTCGGCTTTCTTCTCCGTGCGATCTGCTTGCGCTACCGTAAAGGTGATGGCGTTCAGCGCTTCCGGGCTGTCTTTGTGCTCGATAACCGCACGCAGCTCGTCTTCGTCCAGCGGGCGCACCGGGCTGAAGGTCAGCATCGGGGTCGTGGAGTCGACGTCCATCGTCATGCGCGTGACCACGCTGATGATGTGCGTGTTGTGTGCCTTCAGCAGACGGGCGTACCCCTGCATGGACATCTTGTTCTTGTCGCCACCAAATAGCGACGTCGCCGGCAGCTGCATCTGGTACACCGGGCCATCTTCAATAGCGCCGTCCAGCACGACAGCCACACGTTGCGAGAAGCGGCACGCACGGCTTTCGCCTTGGCCAGACCCCTTGATGTTCTGCGGGCAGTCCATGCAGCGGCTGGCTTGGCGCTGATCCTCCGGCACATCATCGGCAGGCACTTGCGTGTCGCGCGACCAGCAGGTCGGTGCGGACGACTCGCCCTCCACGTACGGGCCGTCGTAGAAGTGTCGGGACATGGTTGCCGCCGCAACAATCACCACGTCCAGCTCGCTCTCTTTCGATACGCGCACTTCTTCGCCGTTGATGACTTCGCGGAATCGACCACCGCGGATCGAGATGCGGTTACCTCCACCGCCGCCCGCCAGTGTGCCGGTGATGTTATCTTCGATACCCTCAAGCAGTTTGAGAGCTGGGTTCTTCTTGAACAATGCAAGATCGGTACTCATTCAGAGTCTCCTTCAGTTGGGAAAATATCTTCCAGTCGAAACGGCCGGTGCTCCGGTGCGGGCACAGGCTCCTCCAGTTGCAGCGGTAGCTGCTCCTCATCCACGGCCGCTACGCGAGGCTGCGGCCTGAACGCTATCAGCAGGGCTTCCATATCGAAGCGATACGTCTGCCCTATCTTGCAGTAGCAGTGCGCAGGGACAAGCCCACGGCGCAGCCAATACCGCACGGTTCCTACAGTCACATCCAGCTGCGTCGCCACCGCGTCAATGCGAACCCAGCGCGGGTCATCGCTCATGGGTCAGCCCCCTGATGCGCGCGGCTTGGTGATGACGATTTCGTACTTGACCGTGCTGTTCAGCCCGGGCGGCAGCAGGTCGGGGTGATCGGTCAGGAACTCTTTCATGTTGCTCTGGTTGATGCGACGGTCGAGCAGCCCCAGCGCGTCGTGCTCCTTGATGAAGCCGTACATCGAATCCCAGTCGTTCGTCTCGTACCGCGTGCTGGTCTTGCGGTAGAAGCTGCCGGCATCCGTGCGCCCGCTCTCGACGTTGTGCTCTTTGCAGTAGTCCATGAGCGCTTGCTTGATGATGGTCTGCTTTTCTTCCAGCTCGGCGTCTTGGTCTTCGAACGCCTTCTTGAGTTCGGAGCGCTTGTTGCGCAGCTTGATGAACACTTTGACCAGACGTTCGATGTCCAGTGTGCTGTCGGTCATGGGGTGGACTCCATGGTGGGTTGAGCTGTCATTAAAACATAACAATTCGTTTCAATCAAGTAGTTTTCGATACATTTCGACAATCTGGGTGTGAACGTCGATGTTGTTGTCCAGCATGCTGTACACGTGTCGCTCAACAGGGGCGCCTTCCAACCGCACGACAGTGCAAGGAAACTTCTGTCCGGCACGGTGCGGTCGGGCGTTGGCTTGCGCGTAAATCTCCAGCGAGCTGGTCGGCCCCCACCAGACGATGGTGTCGGCTGCGGTGAGCGTCACGCCGTGTGCGGCTGACTGAGGCTGGATAATCAGGATACGCGGGTCTGGGTCGTCTTGAAAAGCCCTGAACAGCCGCGTGCGCTCGCCGGCGGACACCGCCCCGTTGATGACCCCCACGGTGTAGCCGTCCTCCTTGAGCCGCGACTGCAGCGCCTGTATGGCGTGCGTGTACATGACGAACACCAGCACCTTGCGATCTGTCTCGCTGATGACCTCCTCCAGCACGCGGTAGCGGTTGCTGATGTCGTAGTCGAGGATTGCCCCGGACTCGGTGTAACTCGCCCCTGACGCGATCTGGAGCAGCCTGTTGAGCTTCACGGCGGCGTTGGCAGCGGTGATCTGCTCCCCGGCCGCGCTGATGAGCATGTGCTTGCGGAACTCGTCGTAGTAGTGCTTCTGCTGCTGCGTCATCGGCACGTGGCGCGTGACGTACGTTATCTCCGGCAGGTCAAGGCACTCCTTCTTGGTGAAGCGGATCGCCGGCTGCAGCGCAGCGTGCACGATGTCCTTGGCGTTGGGGCGCGGGATGTACTTGAAGTTGGTGACCTTCTGCATCACCTGTTCGCGGAAGCCGTTGAAGAACCGCGGCACGCCGTTGGGGTTCACGAGCTTGGCCAGTCCGTAGGCATCCACAGGCGACTGCGCCGCCGGCGTGCCGGTCATCATCCACAGCCACGTATTGGGCTTGACGAGCTTGGCCATCGACTTCCACCGGCGCGTGCTGGTGGTCTTCACGGCGTTGGCTTCATCTGCGATGACAAGGTCGAACCCGGCAAGCATCAGGTACTCCATCATGATGGGCACCCCGTCGTAGTTGATGATGACGAACTCAGCGTTGCCTTGGATCACCTTGCGGCGCTGCTCGGCGGAGCCGTGTGCGATGTCCACGCGCCGGTGCATGAGGGTCTTGAACAGGTCGCTCCGCCACGCGTTGTCCATGACGGACACAGGACACACGATCAGCACGCGCTTGATGAGCCCCTTCTCCATGAGGTAGTCCGCAGCCCACGCCGCCGACATTGTTTTCCCGGTTCCCTGTTCCCCGAAGTTGAACGCGCGCGAGTGCATGGTGAGGAACGCAGCGACCGTCTTCTGGTGCTCAAAGGGCTTGTACATGCCGGGCCAGTTGTAGTCCCGCATGATGGGAGATGGCGCTGACTTGACACCGAGGTTCTGCAGCACGCGCATCTCGTCTACGCCCCAGTGCACCAGCACGCGACCGTCCGGCAGCAGTCGACTCTTGGGTATGGCTGCCAGAATGTGTGCAGGCCGCTTCACGCGCACGGCAACGGCGCGGTTCTCGATTACTTCCATAAATTTTACATCCCCGATACGAGTTGGTCTAAGCGCAACGGTGCTGCGCACTCTGCATTAAGCTCCGGCTTCAGCACGTGAATATATATGGACTCTAGGCGGTTTAATTTTTCTGGCGGGCACGGGACGTAAGCAAAACGGTCAAATGTTTTATCTTTGTGCTGCGAGAGTCGGCTATAGACATTCACGGATTGTCCAACGTAGACAACTCGGTTGTCACGTATCAAGAAGTACACCCCAGACACACGAGACATACTGTAGCTGGCCGCTACAATGTGCTCCTCCGACAACAAAAGTTTATCGTTCAGTTCCGGGTGCTGGGCTTGCAGCTCCGCGCACAGCCTTGCCATTCCGAGTCGTTGCTCCAGAGCCTGCACTTCTTCGGCCAGACGGAAGCGCTGGCTCATCGCGTATTCTCGTTCCGCGTGCAGCTTGTCCAGTCTCGCTCGCCGTGTAGCCACCCCTTTTGCAGCGCTGGCTCTGCGCTGGTCCGGTGTCCTGTCGTGCAGTCCCATAACTTATTTTTTCTCGCCCGGCTTGTGGCCATTGCGGGAACGGTTGGTGCGCGGCGACTCAAGGTAGTACCCGTCGCCGTTGTCGCCGCCCTTGGCGAGCGCCTTCTTGTGGCTGACGTCTTTGCCCTTGCGGTTCACGCCCTTCTTGTCGAGCGCTCTGCGCGCACGCTGCCGCTCCATGCGGTCCTCGTGCTCACCACGCTTCTTCTGCAGCTCGTACTCGTGCTTGTACGGGCGATCCTTCTCGGGGTTCTTGTAGGCCATTACCTGTTACTCCCATTGTGTACACACGACTCAACGATGCAGTGCCGACGACAAAGACCTGACTCGCGTGGGTTCCAGATGTCGTTCTTGAACGCCAGCTCCAGTGCGCGGTGCTCGCGTAACCACTTGTCCCACAGCTGCGACTCTTGCGCGCGGTGGTATATCTCACGGGGGAAGCTGTTGGCGACCACGAACAGCAACCCAGCACGCACGATGTCCACGTCGGGGAAGTGCTTGAAGATGGCCATGGCCATCAGCTCCAGCTGCCCCTTGTCTGCGTACTTTGCGCTGGCGCCCGTCTTGTAGTCGATGACCCGTGCCGTGCGGTCTTGCAGGATCACCAAGTCGGCCACGCCCCGCCACCACACATTGTGCGCGTCGATAGCGCATGGTTCAAGGTCTTCCGTGAGCCCCATGGTGTACTCGCACAGTTTCTTGCCGGGCATCTCCTTGAGCTTGGTCAGTGCCTCCAGCGCGAAGTCGAACTTCGCCGGCAGCTCGTGCGTTCCCTGCACGAACAGCTCTGCGGCCTTGTGGAACTCCGTGCCGTACCGTGTGGCCTCCGTGTCTTCGATCTGGTAGTTCTTCAGCACCCGTATCTCGTGGTACTGCCGCGGGCACGTCTTGAAGTTCTTCAGGCTGCTGTACGACCATGTGCGTGCTTTCATTTCAAATCACTCCACGGTACATCTACACCACACAACAAGCACAGCGCGTTCTCGGGCATGAGACAGAACTCGTAGCTGCCGCACTTGCATTGAAACACCATACCTTCTGCCGGCAGCACCACGTGCGTGTACCGGCCCTTCATCGTGCCACAAGCCGGGCACTCCAGCTCACGCGTCCCTGCGGGGGCCACACAATGCCACTTATGCCGACACTCGATGCACACAGCTTCCGATTGAATGTGCGGCATGCGCTTGAGGCGTTCGGCTTCCAAGTCGATGGGCTCGCTCATTTCATTTCTCCATATCACATGCCGTTTCCGCTATCGACGCAGTCAGCCCAGCAATATCAATAAAGCGAGCGATTGCATTTAGTGTTTTTTCCTGCTCGGCTAATTTTTCTTCGCACGCGCCCAATTTCGCTTTCGTACGCGCAACGTCTAGGTTCGCTCGCTGCAGTTGTATCATAAGACTAGAAATCTCCGCGGCGTGATCTGAGCACACACCAGCCAATTTCAGGTACTCATCTTCTAAGTTAGTCCACTGTATGTCGTTCATTTCATTTCTCCATAGCACGTACCCGTGCTGCCTGCGGCCCACACGACCAGCTGCGGCCACCACGCCGGCGGCGTGCGCATGATGCGCAGCACCGTGTCCAGCAGCGCGTCAGCGTCTTCCTCCGGTGCCACGTACATCAGCTCGTCATGCACCGACAACACCGGGCGTTGCTTGGTTGCCTTGTAGATGTCGAACGCCATGTCAGCCACCACGTCGCGCGCCAGCGCCTGCACGCAGTTGTGCACTATGAACGGGCCTTCTTTGCCTTTGACGACAAACCGTTGTCGGGGGCCACAGTTGACGATGTCGTATACCGACCGCTGACATTCGGCGTTGTCCGCAGCTGTGTTTTGCTCCATCCGTGTGAAATTCGATAGTACAGCGTCGAGCGGCTTATTCCAGTCTGTGCGCTCAACTGCGGCACGTCCACCATGCGAATTGTATTTCGTTTGTTCATGGTGTTTACCCGACGAGAAACCCACCGGCAGTTCTTCTTTGTGTAGTCTCCTTCGTTGTTTTTTCGATCCAAGTCCATCCCCGGCTGGTACGAGCTGCCCATGTCCGCCCAGAAATTCTCGAAAGATGCTTGCCATCGAACACACACTGTTATTCCACGCGCTCCGTAGTTTTTCCACGCCCTGTGCGATGGCAGCTGGCAGCGGTCCAACATAGCCCTCCACACTGCGTATGCCGGGTGCTTTGACATGCCGTGTGTCGTTACCTTCTGTCTCAATCTGTCCCAGCTGGAACACCCGCAATTGGGCACTCTCCCCGCGCGCATATCTTTTTTGACGTCGCAGCCAAGTTTCTCGCAGCGATTTCCACATGCGCACTGGAACTCCCAACTCCATGTCTTTCCCGTGGACCGTGTCGGTCGCACCGCTGTCAACTTCCCGAATGTTTGGCCGGTAAGGTCTTTGAACCTCCAGTGCAGCTTTCCATCCTTCATCCGTTAGTACCTCATGATCCGGTGTCATAAACACACCATCCACGGTAACACAGGTTTGGACTGATTTGAATACTTTACCGGCATGCCGCACGAACTCGACACCATCGTGCACTCTGTCATCCAAGCGCACGTCTTGTATCGGCACCCAACCGCGCTCACATAGAACCAACGTGCCTTCGGCTATGCAGTTCTCGTCGATCTTCCCAGCATAAATACGTGCAGTGTGGCGCCCCTCGCCGTAGAACCACTCCGTCTTGCCCGCCTCGTCCATCTGCTTGCGCAGCTCCGGGTAGCGGATATACCGCCCGCTCGGGAGCATGATGCCCTCTGCACAGGTGCGTGTCAGTCCCCACGGATCAATCGGCACGATGTCGCCGGACTCGATAGCCGGCAGCAGCGAGTGACACTTTTTCCACCCCTGCACAATCTCGGGGTACATCTCGCGCCACGCGTTTTTGATGTTCTCGGACTCCGCTTCGGTCAGCGTGACACCGCCCATCGTCTTGGCCACGCTGCGGAATGTCTCGGCGCCCGAACCGAAGCCCAAGCCCAGCTGCGCCACCTTGCCCATCTGACGCTGGTCTTTCGACACGTCCTTCACAGGCACAGCGTATAGCGACGCCGCAAACTGCCGATACAGGTCGGCTTCTGCTGGGTCTTTCTTGAACAGGTCCATGCTGCTCGGCACTTTCCACAGGAAGTGGTTCACGCGCAGCTCGATGCCGGACAAGTCAGCCACGACCAGCTTGTGGCCGGGCGGTGCGTTGATACTGCACCGCAGGGCGTCGGAGATTTTTGGTGCTTTGGGGTTCACGCGCGGCAGGTTCTGCAGGTTCAGGCCGCCGATGCCGGCGCCCCAGCGCCCCGTCGTGGTTGCGCCACAGTAGTTGAGCGGGACAGGCAGCTTGCCCTTCATCGTCTTGCCGACGTTGATGAAAGACTCCAGCCGCGTTTCGATAATGGTGGACTTCACATCCAGACGCGCGCACACCGCGGCGGCGACAAGTTCGTTCTCGTGTTCCTGCAGGGCAAGAAACTCCTGATCGGTCTTTGAGAACGCCAGCGTCTGCTGCCCCGTGGTGGGGCTGATCTTGGTGGGCGGTGTCACGCCCTCTTGTGCCATAACGGCGGCCAGCTTGACGTTGGACATCAGTGTGGCCTTGGTGCGCTCAATGGCTGCGTCCATGACGCCGCTCACGACAGCGCGATGGATGGCTTCTTCCTCGCCAAACTGCCGCTTCAAGTCAAGCATTTCCAGATCGAGCACGGATGCCAGTTTCTGCAGCGCCCGCACCTTGCGTGCTTGCTCCTTGATGAGTGCGCTCTCCAGCATGCGCTTGTCGAGTATCAGCTTCGGGTCGATGAGCATGCGGATGGTGGAGTCTATCTGCCACATCTCGCGGGAGTTGTAGTGCGGCAACAGCTTCTTGAACAGTGCGGCGCATTGCTCGGTGTCTGCTTCGTTGTATATCTTCATCTGCTCACGTTCAGCAGCAGTGAACTCGGCCAACTTCCTGCCCTGCGTCTTGAGCAGGACGGTGTTGTCCTTCTTCCCCAGCTCGTAGTGTTCCACCAGCTTGGCCAGTGAGTTGCCTACGGTCAGGTTGTGGATGGGCTTGGCCATCGCCAGCGTACACCCCCACGCTTTCGGCTTCACACCCAGACGCCATGCGAAGATCATGGCGTCGAACCCGGACATGTTGTGCGCCACGAACAGGGCGTCCGAGAAGTCGGTCCTCTCCAGCAGCTCGCGTATTTTCCACTCGCCAAACACAACCTTGGTGGGCGCGTCACCCACCTTGAGTGACAGCGAAATCAACTCCGTCTCCTTGTGCAGACAGTAGTCAATCGGACTCATCTTCGACAGCGAATGTGTCTGGCTCCAGAACGTCTCCAAGTCTCCCACTATTACTTTCATAGGTCACGCCCACGTATTGTTGTGGATGACGTTGAAGATACACATGGTGGACACGTCGTACCGCTTCGCAAGCATGGCTTGTGTGTAGCGCCCGGTTTCGTACAGCACGCGGATGCGTGCGGCCTTGGCGTATGTGAGTTTGGCGCGGCCGTTACGTTCGCCGGCGTTGTTGGAAACTTTCTTCGCAGTTGACTTCTTCACTTGGACTCTCCTTTCACAATGTCATGTAGATCAAACTTGGTGTTCTCCCGTGCACGGAGTGCGGGGAGTATTGCTGCCTGCTCGTCCAGCAGCTCGTCAAAGTCCCCCATGTAGGGGGGCCGGTTGTCGTTGAACAGCTCGGTGCCGTCAACATCCAGTATCATCATCAGGCACGCGCAGGCAGCTGCCAGCGGGTGTACGCCGTCCGATGTCTTATCCTTCCCACACCACCACGCAAAGATGTGTCGCATGGCCGCGCCAAAGTACACGCTGGCGCTGATCTTCTCCTCCTCCCAGTTGTATGGTTGATATTTAAACCCACCGTCCGCAAACGCCATGGCGATCTTCGCCAGTGCACGGACAGGTATGAGGTGAAGCGGCACTTTGTTCATGCCGCCCACGCGCGTCTTTGGGTTGCTGTCAGGTGCCGGCATTGCTGTCATCCCGTAGAAACTCAATGGTCGGTGCTTCTTCCCGCAGTGCGTAGTATTCAATCTGTGCTTTGGCCGAGTTAATCATCTTGCCCGCGATGTTGGCAAGTTCTGCAGCCTCGTGGTGCTGCATCTTCCCCTGCTTCAGTAGTTTGAACACGTCGCTTAATTCCGTCCGTAACTCACTTGCCGTTTTCATTTGCATGCCTCTTAATCTGAAGTTGAAGTCGCTTAATATCAGCCAAAACTTGCGGCACGTCTACTGTGGATAGCCCCGTGTTGTTTGCCACAAGTCGTTTGGCGTATGTATTACTGATGGTCTTGCTTGCGTTGCCGCTGTTTCTCCTCCTCATGGTTGATAAAACTTTCCTGCCTTTGGTTGACGTCCTGTATTTTTTTATGGCCGCTTTATGCTTTCCGGTTCTGCTGCGCCACTCGCGCGCAATGTTTCTTGCGCACCCCCTGCACGGGCGACCAGATGCGCTGCGACAGTCGCTCCACACACCGAACCACGACACAGGCAGTACGTTATAACAGCGTGGGCAATACTTAAACCCCGAACACGCTATCTGACATGCCAGCATCGCCGTCCCTCCGCAATTTAAGTTCCCACTGTGCGTACGCACACTTCAGCCAGACCATCACACCGGCGGCGTTCGCCTCACGCATGACGCACGACACACCACCCGCTGTTTTTATCCGACGCAGTTGGTTCTCCTGCAGCGCCGTGGGTTGATTATCCCCCGCTTTACACTCAATTGCAAAGAACATCCCGCGGTAGCAGCCGACGATGTCCGGCACGCCTGATGTGCCGTAACCTCCGGTAGCGGGGAAAAAGTAATACACCCCGTGCGCCTTGAGCTCGTCGGTGATGGTTTTCTTGACTTTCTTTTCTGGTGTACTCATCGACGGTACAACCACAAAGCGAGCATCAGGACCGAGCACGAGTACCACATCACAACTTCAATATCTGTCATCCCTCGTTCTCCACTTGAACGTCGCGCCATTCGCCCTTGACTCCATACGAGATGCCGCATAAGTCAAAGTCTTCCCATTCCCACCACTGTTGCAATGCCAACCCCATGCGAGTACGCGGCACCCCTTCCAGTTCCGTAACTATCATTTCCTTTTCTACCCATCTCAACTTCGCTGTCGGTGTCATGCGTCCTCCCGCTGGTCTGCCCAACCTGTACGAGATGCTTTCAAGTTCATTCCCTCCACTCCTGCACATCGGCAGTGCATGTGATGTACGGCAGCGTCGGATACGTCGGCGTCACTGGGTAGTAGTACGGCGGATGCACATACACCGGCGCAGTTCTGCACGGTGCGTGCGCGGATAGCCAGCGATCGTGCTGGTTGCGTTCGTCAGATTCGTAATGCTGCTGTATCACAAACACCGCACCGCATTTGCATGTGTCGTTAATCATCTTGCTTCTCCTGCTCGCCTCGGGCTGCGTCCACGATTTCACACGCTGCGGCTTTTGTGCTTGCAACAGCCGCATCCTCAGCAACTTGCTGCCAGCGCAGCACTTCGGCCCTAGCCTCGTCCCGCTCGCGGGTGAGGCGTTCGATTTCGGGCCGCATCGACAGGAGTTGTGCGATTGCCTCGACAACCAGCGTGTCGTATCCGTCGTCGGCTTCGCCGTTTTCGAGTGTTTCTACCAACCCCCGCAGTTGGTAGATCATTCGATCAAAGTCTGCCTGCTGCATCACTCTCCCTCCCCGCCGCGCGCTGCGTCGATGGCTGCGGCTTCTTCCGGTTTGTTTTGCGGCTCCGTCACCACGTACAACCTGATAATGTGCGTCCGTTGATACAGGTCGCCGTCATAGCAGACATTGACCTTATTGCACCTGCGGTCGGCGTAGTGCCAACAAGTCCGGCAGTCGATGGGGGTCATTCCTCAAACTCCTCGAGGCAGTCGCGAATATCGTCCATGAGACAGGCGCCATCGCAATCCGCGCCGTCGTAATGTGTGGTCAATTCCATCGGGGAAACGACATATCCCGATTCATTACATTGGCGCAGCATGTCGTAACAGGCGCGTAGCAGAGTGATTTCCCGTGGCTCTTTCATTTCATCTCCTTCGCTCGGGCGAGCGCGGCTTTTAGTTTGATGCGCGTATTACATGACTCGCAGCATTCAGCGACAGGTTCGTCTTCCCACGCTGCATCAAGGCCTGCGAGCGCGGTCTCCAACGCCTGCACCAGCTCCGTATTGATTGAGCGCAGGCGGGTGAGTTCTTTCGCGACAGTTTCAGCCTCTTGGAATTCCATTGTTTGCTCGATCTTCACGCCATTCATTGCGGCTGCGATAAACCCATCCGATCTAAGCCGTTTTACAACCATGTCCGCTGCGTTCATCACTCCCCCATCACATCGGTTGGGTTGCCGGACGAATCGATAAGGCCGAAAAAATGCGCCGTTATCATGTGCCCGCCCTCGTCCAGTATTGATCTCGCAAACCCCCGCAGCGCGGCAAGGTGCTTTTCCTTCTCTCGGAGCACCAAGTTCAGAGCCGCTACCGTAACCTCGCTCCCTTGAAATTCTTCCCGCAGGCTGCGCACTTCGGCGCGCAGGCTGTCATTATCAGCAACGATAGATTCATATACAGGCAGAGGTTTACTGTATAGATACTTGCCACAGCGTTCACACTGATCGTTACTATTCATACCTTCCCCCATCATGCAACTCTCCGTCGTCTTTTGTATTCCCGGTGTGCCTTGCGGGCGCACACCACACAGTGCTTGGTCTTGGTGTATCTCTCCTTGCCACCACACGTCTTGCACGCAACAGACAGGTACGTCTTGTGTCCGGCGTGCAGTGCAGCCTCCCGGCGCCTGCGTTTCTCGGCGTCAGGCATGTACTCGCGGTCCAGTGGGATGTCGTTGTGGACGCGATACTTCATTATGTCATTAGGTATATCGAAATCAAACACAGTGTCCTCCTGTGTATACCACGGTATACAGTCAGCCCAAGTCTATCCAGAATACGTTCTTGCCCACGCGTTCGCCCACGCCGGGTATCAACTCCAACAACGGCGGCGGTACCGGCATCATGTGCAGCTTGCGCAGGTTATCTTGTATTTGGTCGTACTGAGGGGACGCGACTAGCGACTTAATCTCCAGATCAGATAGCCACTTGGTGCCGGGCAGGCCGCCGTCGTAACGCAGCACGGACTTGATGCTGCCGTCATCAGCAAGCTCTACGCGCAGTGACGGGGTGTGCCCGCTCACGACTCCACCTCCACCCAGAACACACAGTCCCCCACGTGCAGGCCAACACCCGGCACCACCATGTCGTCCAGCTCACGTGTGCCGAAGTCGATCACAGGCAGTATCACGAGCCGCTGTATTTTGTTCATCATCCACTCAGGCGCGGTGCCCTTGCTGTAGTAAGCCCTGACACCGTAGTCCGTCAAGGTCGCACGCCCGGAGCCCAGCGTGTCCAGCCACAGGTGCTCTTGCTTGCTAACCCACACTCGCACCATCGGCCGCGGCAAAATGCTGTCGTCACAGTAGGTGTCGTACTGCTCGCGCTCCACCACTGAGGCTGTCGCGCCGACGATGTTTCGTGAGTACATCGGATTGGGGTTGACGCCGATTTGCCACCCCCCAGTGCTGCTGGTTATGGTGGACACAAGGTGGCGGGATTGCGAACCCACCATAGTGATAAGGCCGCCACCAAGGCTGGCGCCAGAACTACCACCCAAAATACCCTGTGAGTGGGCAGGTACACCGTTGGTTGCGTTTGTCTGCTGTGCGCTTGCGTACAGCTTCTTGTTTTCTTTTTCTTGTTTCTTCACCGCAGCTCGGGCCGCGTCCATGCGGCGTTCTTCTTCCGTTTTCTTGCGAAACAAGTCTTTCATGGTCAGTCCTCGATGTGAACAGTCCGGCCAACGCCAGCTGTAGTGTGTTTATTGTTGAGTATACACCACAGCACAGGGCAGTTCCATTGCCCCCAGCTGCCGCCGAGATACCCGTCCGTCAATACAACGACAGCCTGCGGCGTGATGCGGTTCTCCTGCATATACTCAGGCACACATTCAACAGTCGTGCCACCACCGCCGGCTGGCTTGGTGGACTGCACCAGCTTGTCCAGCTCCCCCTGCTCGTACACCTCCGAACGGCACACCTTGGTGTCCCAGTACAGCAGGCGCACGCGCTGCGGGTTGACGGTGTCGCAGATACCCTTGACCTCACCCAGAAACTGCATGAGTTGTCGCCCGCCGATGGAGCCCGACGTGTCGATGGCCAGCACCAGCTCACCCACAGCTTCGCTGATCGCAGTCGGCAGGTACACGCCAGACGAGACGTAGCGGCGGTTGGGTCGGCGCCACGTGGAGAAGTCACGCCCCGTGCATGTGGTGGACACGAACTCGCGCAGCACCTCACGCCAGTCGATCTTCGGCTCCAGCAAGTCCTCCAGATTGCGGATGCCGCCGGTGCCCAGCTTGCCGGCCACAGCCACACCTTGGCGTACAGCCATGTCAATCTCGCGCTCCAGTGCGTGAGCTTCCTCGGGCGTCATCTCCTCGGCGCCTTCCCAGTCGTGCTCGTCCAGACTCGGCATACCGCCGCCCTTACCGGCGCTCTTGCCCTTACCTTTGCCGCCTTGCGGCTGTTGCTGCGGCTGTTGCTGCGCCTGCTGCTTGAGTAGCTGGTAAATCTGCGCGGAGTCCATGCCGTCGTACTGCGGGTCGTACAGCCCCTTGAGCGTGCCGTCCTTCTCGGTGGGCATGGCGATGCTGACACCGAGCTTGGTGATGTCGTTCATGAGCTTGCCGTTGATGCAGTAGTCGCAGGCAGCGTTGGCCAGCTCGGCGTTCTCCTTGTACAGCGGGCGCCACGTGGTGAGGTGCCGGTACATCTTGTGGTAGCACTCGTGCAGCACGAGGAAGCGCAGCTCCGCGTCGCTCAGGCTGTCGATGAACGCACGCCCGTACATCTCGTCGCGTCCGTTGGTGCAGGCAGTGGGGATCGTGTCGCTGACACGCTTGCTGCCGACCATGAGCACCCCCTGCAAGGCGATGTACTCTGGTATGGCCATGATGTCCACGACGGCTCGCGTGAGACGCTGGTCTGCGGTGAGTTGTTGGTTGAACATTGGTCTCGTCCTCTTGTGTATACCGCGGTATACAGGGTTAGCTTTGAAGCCCCGCGGTCACCGCGCGGCGTATGGCATCGTTTACTTCGTACGCGTTCAGCAGCATGCTCATGGCTCTGGACACCGGCTTGTTGTGCAGACCGCCGACACCCACGTGCTTGTAGCGCGCAGCTGCATCATCGACCGACACGTTTGTCTCCACAGTGCCAGCCTTCTTCCACACCCAGCTGACGTGCTTCCCCTGTGCCGCCGTGTATGCCGCTACCTCGTAGTGCAGCGTGTCGTGCACCGCCCAGCGCGGCCCCTTGGTCTTGACCGCCACCAGCCGGAGCAGGTACTCCTTTTTCTCTGCCTCCGGGGTGAATAACGTCCCGCAGTGCGGGCAGGTTACGGCATCCATGCCTCACCTCACTTCTTCTCGGCGGCGTACAGCCAGCCGAACTTCTGTGCCCACTTGCCGAAGCCTGCGGCCATCACCACTGCGTTGCGGCGCTTGACGTTATACTTGGCCGGGCGGATGCCGTTCACGAACAGCCCCTGCGCTTCGCTCTCCAAGCGGTCGAGATAGGTGAACCATGCGTCCACCCACGTCTCGTCGATGAGCGACAGCGCGCGGTACACCACCATGCACGTGGCAGACGGGGACGTCGGCACCACGGCAGACTTCGGGTTGTTCTTGATCGACTCCAGCGACGGCAGCTGGTCAGCGAGCTGCACGAACGCCATCAGGTCCAGCGCGCCGCGCTCGCCAATGGTACCCATGAGCAGGGAGACGAGCGTCTGCGAGTCCATGGTGTGGCGCAGCTTGACCCAGTCCGACGCAGCCTCCAGCGAGCGTGGCGTGACGAACGCCGTGCGCTGCTCGCGCGGATGGTAGATGTACGGGTTGTCGCTCGGGCGGTCCACATCTTCGAACGTGTGGAACAGCTGCGGGTTGTCCTTGCACCAGCCAAGCAACGTGTGGTCGATGCCGTTCTCGATGCCCCACTCGATCCACTCCATCGCCTCGGGCTTGCGCATGGTGAGCACGGTCATGCGGTTGCGTGCGTGCGGCGGCAGCAGGTCGCCCACACCCTCGGCGCCCAAGTTGGTCGTCGCGAACACGAGGCTGTCCGGGTGCAGCGTGTAGCTGCCGATCTTGCGCTCCAGCATGAGGCGCAGCATCGCGTTCTTCACGGCAGGGTTGGCCTTGCCATACTCGTCCAGCATCAGGATCACCGGCGCGTTCAGGTGCACGCCCAGCTCCTCGTTGGTGAGGTACGACACGAAGCCAGTTCCGTCGTCGAGCTTGGCGATGTTGGGGATGGTGATGTCGCCCAAGTCCTTGGTCGTGCAGTCGAAGTAGCATGGCGTGTGCGTCGGCAGCGCGTCAGCGAGCATGCGCAGCAGGGATGACTTACCCGTGCCCATGTGCCCTTGCACAAGCACCGTGCGGTGGTTGCCACCGTTCTTGATGGCGTTGAAGGTCTGGTCGATAGACAGTGCGTACATCTGTTGTGCGGTCGTCATGGTCTAGTCCTCTTTCGATTGGTTCATTTTGTTTACCCACTCCACAGCGGCTTGCTGCGTGGGGAAGATCAGCTCTTGGTGTCCGGTACTCCAGCGGTGCAAGTACACGAAACCGTCTTTGCCATCCTTGGCTTCCGTCGCCTTGCGCATGTAGAACACGTCGTGTTCCGTGGTCATGGTCTAGTCCTCTTGTGTATACCGCGGTATACATTAGTGTGATGTGTTCAGCTTCTTCTCGATGAGTCCGTTCAGTTCACGTACACGGGTAACCGCATCCTTGAGTGGTTCCCACTTCAACTCGTCGTCACGCAGGTGCAGCACGACGTAAGCTGCAATCTGGGGCAGCAGGACGCGCACTTCCGTGTACGCATCCGACGCTTCCTGATCCGTCTCCAGCAGGGTGATGAACTCAACCATGCCTGCCATGTTACATCCCCAGCCCCGGCAAAGTTGCGATGATGGCGTCCACGCGCGCCTTGGTCTGGCGACGCAGCACGTTGTCCTCGCGCAGTGCAGCGGGGGTCACGTTGAACATGGCGTTGCGCAGCATGTCCGCGGCGGACTTCATCGTCGCGTCGTTGGTTATGTTGCACGTCTCCAGCAGGTTAATCATATCCAGCACGTTGTCCACGAGCGAGTCGCGGAACACCTTCTTATCCGTGTCGCCCAGATAGTCGAGACGGTCGGACATGCGCTTGAGTGCGTCGTACACACGCTCCCATACGCTACGCATCGCACCCTCCAGCTGCGTGCGGTAGTACTCGGAGTAGTGCTTGGTCAGCGTGGCCTTGGCCTCGTTGCCGACGTCCACACGCCAGTCGCCAGCATCAGGCAGCGGGATGTAGTTCACCCGGAACCCGAACTTCTCACGCACGGACTCGGATGACGGGTACTCGCCGCGCTTGAACAGCTCGCCCAGTCGCAGCTCCGCCTGCCCCACCTCCCAGTCATACGCTTGCACGAATGCCTCCACGAGTCGCCAGAACTCCGCTTGCAGCGTGGTCATCTCGTTCTGGTAGGTGAAGAACGCAGCGCTGGGCAAGATGCGCAAGCCGCTGTCACTCCACGGCATGGTGCTGGCGTAGGACGCCGTGCGCACGTTGGCTGCGAACTTGATGACCGCCTCCAGCTCCGGGCAGTCCCCGAGCAGCTTCTTGTTGACGTTGGCCACGCCACGCTTGGCGTTCTTGTTGTCGGTCACCTCGTTGCTCGCCTTCTTGTCGAGCTTCTTGCCCGTCCAGCACGAGATGGACAGCTCCACCAGCATGCTGCTCGTGCCGATACTCGGCACCGAGATTTCAGGGGCGTTGTTGGTAAAAGGGATCACTTGTGCAGTGTTCATCGCGTCAGTCCTCTTGGTTGTGTATACCGTGGTATACAGTTTGGGTAGTCATGAGCGGGCGGTCTTTTCCCAGCTCATGTTGCACATTATACACTCATATTACATTCAAGTCAAATGTCACTCGTCCCCGACGAAGCGGAGCTTGTGATCCTTCTTGGGCTTTTTCTCGGAGCACTTCACGCAGGCTCCATCGAGCTTGTACCGCATGTACGTGCCGCACGCCATGTGATAGTCGCCCCGGAACACATCGCGCTGCGCCAGCCGCTTGTCTCTCGACTGCTGCTTGCTGCGCTCGCCAGCACACACCACGCAGGTGCGGCTGGACACGTAGCGGATGGTGCCCCCGCACTTGTCGCATGGCCGGGCCTCGTACGTCGTCAGGCGCAGCCGGCGGGCCTGCGCGCGCTTCTTCTTGTCGATGCGGGCCTCCTCGGTATCGCGTGCCTTGTAGGGTGCGTCGAGCGGTACGTCACGCTGTACACGCGACCACAGTGTGTTGATCGGGATGCCGGTGAACTCATGTACCCGGCGCAGTTTCTCGGCAGTGCTGTTTCTATCGCGTTTCATCAGTATTCCTCCATCGTGTGGTAGTCATAGTTCATCGGTGGTGGTGGCGGCAGGTGTGGGGCAATCCCGCTTGCTATCGCACGGTTTATGCCGTCCACCGCACCGAACTTGTACACAAGATCCATCGTTTGGTACGTCAGTGCGTACCGTGCGCCGTTCAGCAAGATGACGGCCAGCATCTGTACCCCCCGTACCTGCATTTTTGTGTCGACTTCGCGCAGCGTGATGCTAGATTCGTCCAGCGAGTGTTGAAGCAGCGTCATGAGCTTTGCCGACCTGTCTATGTGGAACTCCCGCTGCATCTGGCGCTCGTAATCGCGGTTGCTGGGGTTGTTGATAGATGTACTTATCGCCATACACCATCCCTCCCATCAAGTCCTATCAGCTCACGCAGAAACTTCACGCCTGTCTGTGTCGTGGGCTCGTGCGGATGCAGCTGGCTGTGTTGCTTGGATGTCGTCGGCCCCCACTTCTCGCCGTTCTCCAGCCAGTACTTGTTGGTCTGGTCGTAGGCAAACATCGGCCAGTGGTAGCCATAGCTGTACACCACGTAGTAGCTGCGCTCGCCGTGCTGTCGTATCTCCGCGAACGTGTTGTGCCCACGGAACGGTCGATGCTTCTGCACGTAAGGGCGTGCGTCCCGGTTATTTATCTTCATATTTCACCTCCGTGATTTCGTCGTGAATGGCCTGTGTCCACGTCATGCGCCCCGTTGTCGTGCCTGCGTATTGCAACGGCGGCGACTGGGGCGTGCCGTATGTCAGATAGTTTTTCAGGTGCGTCTGCCAGTCTGACGTTTTGGCAGGCTCCCAACCCAACAACTCACGCAACACATCAATGTCCATCGGCACTGTCGCCGTACCGGGGTGTGCGTCTTTTTTCGCTTGATTGCGGTTCGTATCAGCGGGGTGATACCCCTCCCGCTCCAACCACGCCCCGCTCGACTTGACGTACACATAGATGGGCTGGCGTGCGTACGGCTCGCGCTCATCCGCCCGCGACCCCAAGCACACCACGTAGAACCCCCCATACCACAGGCCACAGTGCTCGGTGCTCCGGTACTCCATGCGGTGGTGCGTGTAGATATGCGCATTGCGCGGGCTGCGCAGCTGCTTGCGGATCGACCGCGGCTCTCGGTTCTTGTTCACAGCACGCCTCCCGCTTCGCCCTCGGACACGTAACCTGCGACCACCGCGCGCACCAGTGCGTGCTGCCAGTATGCAGGCACACCACGCTTGGACTTGCTGAACTCAGCTATGTCATACGCCCATACCCGGCGCACAGAACCGCTACGTCTGTTCTTCGCCACCAGCTGATGCGGCATCGTCAAGTTGTTGGGCTCCTCGGCTATGTGCACGAACAACTCGTGCCCACCGAACTCCCCGAGCCCCTTGCACTGTGCGCAGTTGTCCTCGTGGTCCCACCAGCCCCAGTTCTCATCTCTTTTCATACGCCCTCCAGTTGTTGTGTATACCGTGGTATACATACTTGATAAAATTCTTGCGTGGTGCTTCGCCCACTCAGGTGTCATAGTCGCCTCCGCTTGCGCAGCTCCCACTCCACCAACGCAGTGCGGCGCTCCAGCCACTCGTTGCCCTCCGGTGCACGGCGGCACGTTTCCAGAAGCAGCAGACGGTGCATGGCCTCCAACATGTTGTTGCTTTCCTGCCTGAGCCGTATCGCTTGTAGCTTCACATGTTCAGGTGTCACGGCTTCAACCTCCGCCTGCGCATCTCTGCATATTCCACGTCGCGCTCCATACGCAAGCGTGCAAAGCCTACCGGGCTTAGGTGGCTCTGCCCCTCGTTCTCGGCGATGGCGTCCACACCCATCCGGTGCAACTCTATGAGTGCGGTGTCGCTATGCTGACGTATGCGGATCGCGTACTTCTTCCTCCGCTCCGGTGTGGAGGTCATGTCGACGTCGCTCATGGGAAATCTCATACCTTCATCCTCCGCCGCTTCATCTCCGCCAGCGACACCTGTGCGTCCTTGACATACCGCAGGTTGGTGGTAAACGGGCTAGATTGAGCTTTCTTGATGGCATCACGAGCGAACTCGCGAGCGAACTCACGATCTGACATGTAGCACGCTTTGACCTGACGGTTGTCCATGTGACGCAGTGCTATGGCATACAGCTTGAGGGGTTCTGCGTCCGTGCCCGGTATCGACGCTGCCCGTATCGACATTTCCCAGAAGTCGTCTCTCATTGATGCCAGTTCCTCATCTCCTCCGGGCTCAGCTGATAGCACTCGTACGAGTGCAGCACGCCCTTGCTGTCCACGTAACGCTCGCCACACCCTGTTGCCCACATGAACAGGATATAGGCAATCAACAAGCCCATGATGAGGCAGGCAAAAAACGCTTTCAATATGTCCAGCATGTCATCCTCCTGTGTATACCGTGGTATACAGTTGTTTCATACACACTCGTACGGGTTAGCTTTCAACGCGCGAATGCGAACGCACCTGCGGCGTATCCGGTTGGCGTAGTCGAGCAGCTTCTGTTTCACTTCCTCGTGCATGACCACACGGAACGGAATGCCGTTGAGCTGGCGATAGCGCTTGTACTCCTCCACGATGGGCCGGCATTCTTCTACACGAATATCGTATATCTCATCACGCAGTGACTCTATTTCCTGCTGTGCCTTGTCCTTGATGCTGTCTGCATACGCATCCTCGGCCCACGATTGTGCGTTGTGGTTGGCTGCGTATGCGGCTTCACGCAGGTCGTCGGTCCTGTCTCTGAAGTATGCGACCACGCCGGAGCACTCGCTGTGCCGCGCCACGGGCACGAAGAACCCACTGACCTTGACCACGGCAGCCTCCACGGTAGCATCACCGTCCACGTCCGCACCGTGGCGCTCCAGTATGCGCTTCAGATCGACTTCGTCATCCTTCTCCACGTGCCGCCATGGCCAGTCGTCGTCTTGCAAGTACAGCTCACCGCGCTCGCCGCGGCTCACGGGGTACGTGTCCCGGTTACTGTACGGGCTGAACAGATATGTACGCACGCTGCGCCACGATGTGTCATCGTCCGGCCTTCCCCACACCGCGTTGTTGCTCCGCGTGACCGCTGCGTACTCCTTGTAGAAGGCAAGCCGCGCCTTGGCGCTGTACATCATCGCCTGCACGTTGGGTCTAGGGGGATTTTTGTATGCCATGTGTCTCTCTCCAGTTGTCACAGGGTTTTTGGGACAAGTAGTGCGCCTCGGTGCGCGCTTGCTTCAGCAACGCCAGCACCAGCTCCGCCTCCACGCGGTCGTGAAACTCCGCCACGGTGTATGTGTCCTTGCACTTGCCGACACGTTGTAGATACAGCTTCATGCGCACAATTCCTCCGGTATATTCACCTCGTCACCGAGTTTGGACGCGACGTAGCAGCGCATGGCTGCGATGAGGGGGGTGGGGGCACCGTGCCATTCGCCGTAGTAGGCGTACCACTCGGCTGAGTCTGGGTCTGGGTCTATGTTGATTCGCTCCCGCTCGATGATCGGGCCGGCTTGGTTCCAGCTGGATGACCAGCGGTACAGGTACTCGCCGTTCTTGACCACGTGCTTGCGCTGATCCCTCCAGTCTGACACACCGAATCGTGTCGCCTCCGGGTCTTCAATGGTTGTTACCGCCCAATCCAACGCAATATCCGCCAACTCACTCACCTTAATCTGCATTTACATATCCTCCCACCAGCGCACGCTGGTATGCTGTTTGAAAACGCTTCGGACTATCCGCAGCCACTTCATCTGACCACATGTACTCGGTCACCTTCTCGCCGCGCACCTGTCGGTGCACATACAGCCGGTGCACCACAGGCGAGACTTTGCAGTCCATCAGGGACAACCTCATGCCGCGCCACTTGCCGAGTGACGTCAACGGATACACGACCTCGTCGGCATCCGGACCACGCACATCTCCCCAAGACAACCCATACACGGTCACGACACTTCCTCCGTCAACCACTGGTTGAACGACTGCACGATGAGTTCCTTGATGTTGTTCCTGTCCTTGCCTGACACCTTGATGTTGATGCCAAACACCAGCGACGCACGCACCGTGACCACGTGGTCAGTCCAGCCATCGTAGTATCCGTGCGTGTCCATGTGGTGGAAGTGTGTGCGGAACATCAGCTTCTCCGGCGTGCTGTCGTCGTCCAGCACCGTGCCCAGATCGAAGCCGCTACCCTTGGGTGCCGAGTCCATATGCGTGAGCAGTGACTCGTTGTGTTTCTTCACCCACTCGTGCCTGTCATTCTTCCGCGAGTTCTCGATAGCCAGCAGCAGGCTGGCGATCTTGTTTGCTCTTTTCATGTGTCAGTCCTCCTTCTCGCTGTCGCGAGTATGCGAGAGCAGCACCCGCTCGATGCGGCGCATCTGCGCTCCCGTGATGTTGAGCCAGTGTGTTTCCCGGTCGCCGTTTTTTATCTGCATCGTGAACGTGTGGTCGATCTTGTAGGTGGTTGGGGAGAGCACCATGAGCTGGTGCTCCATGTACTGCCGGGTGTACCGCGTGGCCTTGATCTTCTCCAGCCGGCGCTTGGGTGCGATGTTGGGGTCATACTCGCGCAGCAGCTCGCCGTTCTTCATCAGGAACACCGGCTCATTCGCTATGCGACCGTAACCGCGCCGTGAGTCACGCACGTAGGAGACGAACTCCTTCTCTGCACGCTCCCGGCTGGGGCCGGTGTGCACCGTGCCGATGCTTCCGGCGATGACGAGGTATTCGTTGGGGTGTCGTTTCATTTTTTGGCTCCTTGGAGCACCAGCTCCCACAGCGCACCGACTTTTGTGCAGCCAAGCGGCGTGAACTCGATATGTCCCTCGGCCGTGCCGAAGGATAAGTAGCCCCGGATCGTGAAGCCGCGCACCTTGCACGCAGCTGGAACCGACCAGTAGCTGTCGCTGTAGCCTGTGGCGTAGCACGTGCGGCGCAAGTTGGTGTCCCTGATCGGGCAGTTCTGCACCTTGGCATAAGGTCCGAGACAGTCGAAGGGTCCGCCGGGGCGCCAGCCGATGGCGCCGTTGTCGAAGTGGAAAGGTTCGCGAGCGACGAAGCGTTGAAGTCCCATGTTTTGCTCCTTTGTATACCGCGGTATACAGGTTGTCAGTGGTTGCTGTTTGGCCCCGTTGTACGGGCGGTATACAGGTTGTGGTCGGGTTTTGGCACGGGGAGAGGGAGAGTTGCCCTCAAAGCCGTGCGAGAAGGCACCTGTGGTGGCTCAGGGGAAGCGTATGTAGAGCACCGTGTGCTCCCCTACCGGGTACACCGTGCAGCCGCTCTCGTCGCACGTGGCGACGTCACGGGCGCTGGCGAAGCCGGCCCACTGTTTGGCCCTGCGGATCAGGGCTTTCTCCGTGATCCCGTGCGGTAGTGGCTCGTGCTTGCGGGTGCGGATCACCACGTCGCCGCGACGCGTGGCCAACGTGAAGCTGGCAGTCTTGTGTTCGATTGCTTTTGGCATGGTCTGGTCCTCTTGGTTGTGTATACCGCGGTATACAGGTTGGTGGTCGAGTGCGCAGAAGGGGGATTCCCGACTGGCTCCGCCAGTATAGCAGGCTTTCTTATGCAGGTCAAATTAAAAGGACAGTTTTGGAGGGGCTGACTTGCACAATTTTAAGTGCTTGATTTGCAAGGGGGAAATGAGAGGAATGCAATATGTGTGTGTAATGTTACGCAATGTGCACTTATTTTTGCTGGAACCGGAACAATATAAGTTATTGATTTATATAGGTGTTGTGAATATGCATATATATAATGTATCTAATGTTCACTATAAAAAAGGGTATGGGTGGGGGGTAAAATGCTTATAGGGAGATTAAATAAATTAGGAACAAAAGGCCGGATAATTATTGCCTCCCACACCCCCTACTATACCCTTTTTTTCGGTGTACATTGCGTACAATATATGTATGGCACTGCATAATTCCTTTCGAATCAGCTTTCTGCCGGTGCAGCAAAAACCGCAAATTGACATGTATTTGCAGAACAATATAGGAACATTGTACAAAAAACGTCCAAAACGAGGTATTAAATTGCCAAAAATCACGTGGTGCGCGTGAGATTCTGTGTTTCTGTATTAACATACAGTGGTTTTCGATTTAATTGAATTTATTTTTGTGTGGTCATTAAATGCTTTTCGGATTTATTTTGGCCGTATCATTGTGCATCTCACCAATTAATTGCCGCGAATAATATAACCGTTGTTATATTAACTGGGTCGCCGGCTTGGAAACTGGCATCATTAATTCGGCGTTGCGACCGAATTAATTCCCCGTGCGTGCGTATACCGCGGTATACAAATTCGGGGCGAAAAAAAGCCCGGCACATGGCCGGGCTTGGTGGGTGGAACGGTTCGGGTTACTTGCGCGGCCCCGCCTTGCCACGCTTCGGCGCCGCTGGGATGCACGCCAGCGCCTTATCAATGTGAGCGATAAAAGCGGCCATGTCGAAGCCGGGCAATTCCACGCCATCACATTCGCGCAGTGTGTCGCGCAGCGCCGTCGTCGTGCCGACCCACGCGCGGAGCTTAGTGACCGGATCGGCGCCCGCGTCGCCCGCGTCATCGTCGTCGCCGCCCTGCACGCGTGGCGCTTTCGGCTTCACTTCATTCCATGCAATGTCGAGCCGGTTCGCGGTGTCATATGCGTACTTGTTTGCGCTGATGGCTTGCGCGCGCTTCTTGTCTTGCTCCGCCTTAGCCAGTTTATCGGATGGCGTCGCGCGCAATACTTCCGCCTCTTTCCCCCAGCCCGCATATATGGCGTTTAGTACCGCGTCACGGTACGCGCCACCGGGGCGGACGTCCGCGCCGTGTACGCCTTCTTTTTTCAGTGCCACCGCGATCGCCGCATATTTGCCGGCGGCGGATTCGATCGCATGCATCGCTTCAACAATTACGCTGATCGTTGCCGCGCCCAACCCTCTCGGGACCGGAGTCGTTTTCGTTGCCTTCTTGCCTGCTACCTTCTTGCCTGCTACTTGCTTAGTCATGGTCATATCCTCATCAGGTTGCCTGTATCGACTTGATACAGTGCGAGCATTATCTCATATCTAGTTATGCAATGCAAATACTAAAGGTTGCGATTGTATACCGTGGTATACAGCACGCGGCGCGTATCTATCCGCACGACAATCATTGCACTGACAACTAATCGGCGCCGCGCCGCGCGCGTGGCAGCAGAGTGGAGCGCGGTGGGCTGGGTGGCTCGACCCCACCGGGAGGGCAGGGGGCGCTGGGAAACGAAGGGCAGTGTCTTGTTGGTACTACCAATCATTTCCCTCACACTACAAATTTTTACAATACCCACACAATTTACATGGCTATCCCCGCGTCGCTCGCGCTACCGCACGCCGCGACCCCCACCCCCCTCCACGGAACCATACCCCCCAAATTACCTCCCCTATTCCTCCTCCGCGTGCTATATTCCAGAAATCGGCCACAAGTCCGCGGGTAACTTGGTGAAGAAAAAAGCTGAAATTCCGGCCGCATGGCCGACGATAGACAAGGAAAAGCGCAAGTCGGTAGCTCTCCAGCCACCGTCACCTGCCGGCGCCGCGTTCGCGGAGCGCATCCTTGAAGATTTCGGCATCAGCACCAAGGCTACCCCGTCCCAGATTCGCAACGTCGTCATCAACAAGCTGCTCGTGGAGGCGGATAACCCCCAAGCCACCGTGCGCGTGCGTGCGTTGGAGCTGTTGGGCAAGATTCGCGAGGTTGGCCTGTTCTCCGAGCGTACCGAGACGGTTGTCACCCACCAGACGTCAGAGGAATTGCGCGCCAAGCTGCTCGACAGGCTGCAGAAGCTGCGTTCTCTCTCGCCTCAAGGTGCCAATCACGAGCCCGTGCTTATAGAAGAAGGGAAAGTGGTGCCGCAACGGAGTCCAAAAGCGGTTCTTCACCCTGTTTTGGACATTTTGGACCTCATGGAAGGTGAAATCGTGCTCGCGCAGCCTGATCTGCCGTGGGTAGCGCACCCATGATGGTGCCGTTGGAGCTCACCGACGAGGATATTGCGCTGCTGCTGGCCAATGTCGACCAGTTGAGCCCCGAGGAGCGCCACGAACTCGACGAAATCACGGAAACCTTGGAGCGCCGCAAGCGCGCGGCGTTGTGCCGGGACGATCTGCTGGAGTTCTGCAAGACAATGCAGCCGGATTACAAGGTCGGTGCCCATCACCGAGCCCTTGCCAAGCTCCTCATGCAGATCGAGAAGGGCGAAAAGGACCGGATTTCCGTCTCGATTGCCCCCAGACACGGCAAATCGCAGCTCACATCCATCTATTTCGCGGCGTGGTTCATCGGCAGAAACCCGGCGAAAAAGATCATCATGGTGTCCCACACGACCGATTTGGCCGTGGATTTCGGTCGAAAAGTGCGAAATATCATCGACACACCTGCCTACAAGGAGGTGTTCACGGACGTCACGCTGGCGCCGGACTCCAAGAGCGCCGGGCGCTGGAACACCAACCATCTGGGGGAGTTCTTCGCGTGCGGTATCGGGTCGAGCTTGGCCGGTCGCGGTGCGGACCTGCTGCTGATTGACGACCCCCACTCCGAGCAGGACGTGCTGGCGGGCAACTACAGCGTGTTCGACAAGGCGTATGAGTGGTTCACCTTCGGTGCGCGCACACGACTGATGCCGCAAGGCCGCGTCGCTATCGTGGCCACGCGCTGGCACCAAGATGACCTCATCGGGCGCATGATCCGTGACATGACCAACAACCCCGTGTCCGACCAGTACGAGGTGGTCGAGTTTCCAGCGATTCTCCACGAGGGCACCGGCGACGAGAAGGCACTGTGGCCGGAGTTCTTCGACCTGCCGGCGCTCAAGCGGACCAAGGCGTCCATGCCGCTGTACCAGTGGGAGGCGCAGTACCAGCAGCGGCCCACGGGCAAGGAGGCTGCCATCGTGCAGAAAGAGTGGTGGCGGCGCTGGCGCAAGAGCAAGCCGCCCGTCAGCGACTACATCATCATGTGCCTCGACGCGGCCTCCGAGACGCACAACCGTGCCGACTTCACTGCCATCACCACGTGGGGAGTGTTCTTCAACGAGGAGGAGTCGCTGCACAACGTGATCCTGCTGAACGCCATACAGGAGCGCATGCAGTTCCCCGAGCTCAAGAAGAAGGCGCTGGAGGAGTACCGGGAGTGGGAGCCCGATGCGTTCATCGTGGAGAAAAAGTCCGCCGGGACGCCGCTGTATCAGGAGCTGCGCCGGCTCGACATTCCGGTGCAGGAGTACACGCCCCACCGCGGCAGCGGCGACAAGATCGCGCGGTTGAACTCCGTGGCCGACATCATCAAGTCGGGCCTCGTGTGGGTGCCGGACCTGCGCTGGGCCGACACGCTGGTGGAGGAGACTGCGGCATTCCCCAACGGGTCGCATGACGACCTCGTGGACACCATGATAATGGCGCTGATGCGCTTCCGCAGCGGAGGGTTCCTCGTGCTGCCGACCGATGCCAAGGACGAGCCGTTGTATACTCGACGGCGCCGAGCTGCTTACTATTGAGGAAACGACATGGCAACCAACATTGACAAGACGCTGTACCCCGCCTCTGGCGAGTTCATGGGGGGCACCGAGCCCGACGACACCGTGCTGGAGATTGAGGTCACCGACGAAGACCTCGCGGAAGCGGAGGAAACCGGCGTGAGCGAGGAGATGGACTTCGGTCTGAACCTCGCGGAAACGATGGACGACGACACACTGCAGTCGCTCGCCAGTACGTTGGCCTCGGACATCGAGAACGACAGGAACAGTCGCAAGGACTGGGAACAGACCTACATCGACGGCCTGAAGCTGATGGGACTCAAGCCCGAGGAGCGCTCGGAGCCGTGGATCGGCGCGTGCGGCGTCGTGCACCCCATGATTACCGAAGCGGTCATGCGCTTCCAAGCCGAGACTATCATGGAGACGTTCCCCGCGCAGGGGCCGGTGACCACCAAGATCATCGGGGAGGAGACGCCGGAGAACCGGGCCGCGGCGACACGCGTCAAGGAGGACATGAACAACGAGCTGACCGAGCGCATGGTCGAGTATCGCCCCGAGCACGAGAAGATGCTCTGGAACCTGCCGGCAACGGGCTCTGCGTTCAAGAAGGTCTACTTCGACCCCAGCCTTGGGCGGCAAGTGTCACTGTTCGTACCAGCGGATGATGTGTTGATACCGTACGGCACGTCGGACATGAGCACGTGTTACCGCGTTACCCACGTGATGCGCAAGACCAAGAACGAGCTGCGCAAGCTCCAAGCCGCTGGGTTTTACGTTGACGTCGAGCTGCCGGAGCCTGAGAAAACCAAGGACGACATCCAGCAGGCCAAGGACAAGGAGACGGGGTTCTCCGACATCAACGACGACCGCTACGTGATCTTCGAAGCACACGTGGACCTCGACCTCAAGGGGCACGAGGACATGGCGCTCGACCCGGAGACGGGGGAGATGGCGCCCAGCAAGATCGCGCTGCCCTACGTGGTGACCATGATCCGCGGGACCAACACCATCCTCGGCATCCGCCGCAACTGGGTCGAGAGCGAACCGCTCAAACTCAAGCGTCAGCACTTCGTGCACTACCAGTACGTGCCGGGCTTCGGGGCCTATGGGTTCGGCCTGTTCCACCTGATCGGCGGCTACGCCAAGAGCGCCACAGCCATCACCCGGCAGCTCGTGGATGCCGGCACGCTGGCGAACTTGCCCGGTGGTCTGAAGACGCGCGGGCTGCGTATCAAGGGCGACGACACACCCATCTCCCCCGGGGAGTTCCGCGACGTGGACGTCTCATCGGGGACCATCCGCGACAACATCCTGCCGCTCCCGTACAAGGAGCCCAGCAACACCCTGTACCAGCTGCTCGGCAACATCGTGGAGGAGGGCCGGCGCTTCGCCGCTACCTCGGACGTGAAGGTGACCGACATGAGCTCGCAGGCGCCGGTGGGGACCACGCTGGCCCTGCTGGAGCGACAGTTGAAGCCGCTCACTGCGGTGCAGGCGCGCGTGCACTACGCCATGAAGCAGGAGCTGAAGCTCCTCAAGGACATCATCCGCGACCACACGCCGGCGGAGTACGACTACATCCCTGACGGCGGCAAGCCGCGTGCCAAGCGCAGCGACTACGAGCGAGTCGACGTCATCCCGGTGTCGGACCCCAACGCCGCCACTATGTCGCAGCGGATCGTGCAGTACCAAGCCGTGATTCAGATGGCGCAGATGGCACCCGACATCTACGACCTGCCGGTGCTGCACCGGGGGATGCTGGACGTACTGGGTATCAAGCACGCGGACAAGCTGGTGCCGCTGCCGACCGATATGAAGCCGCAAGACCCCGTGACCGAGAACATGCGCTTGCTGAAGACCGAGCCGGTCAAGGCGTTCGTGTATCAGGATCACGAGTCGCACATCAAGGTGCACATGGCGCTCATGCAAGACCCGATGATCCAGCAGATGGTGGGCCAGAGCCCGCAGGCGGCGCAGATCGGTGGGGCCATCATGGCGCACGTGATCGAGCACGTCGGCTTCTCGTATCGCCAGAAAGTCGAGGCGCAGCTGGGCCTGTCGCTGCCGCCGGTGGAGACAGAGCTGCCGCCCGAAGCGGAGGTCGCCGTGTCCGCCATGATGGCGCAGGCCGCCGGACAGGTGCTCCAACAGTCGCAGACTGCCGCCGCTGCACAACAAGCGCAGCAGGCCGCGCAAGACCCGGTGTTGCAGATTCAGCAAGGCGAGCTGGAGGTCAAGAAGGGCGAGCTGCAGATCAAGGACAAGGAGGCCGATGCCAAGATCAGGAAGATACTGGCCGACATCATGCTGGAGCGCGAGAAGCTGGAGATTGAGCGGGAGAAACTTGAGTCCGACTCGCTCCACAAGGGCTTCGCTGCTGGGGCACAGGCGCACGCGGCGCGTGAGCAGGTGCGGTTGGCGGAGGAGAAGCAGCATACCGATGCACATGCTGCTGGGTTGAAGATTGGTGCCGACATCGGCAAGACGAAACACACAACGGCCGCCGCGCAGGAGAAAGCCAAATCCCGCCCGAAAGCCGCGAAAAAACCGAAGGAGTAACTGATGAGTCCCAGAGATTTCGCGCAGGTGTTGGTCCTAGCGATGCGTGAAGACATGGATTCCATGGCCGACTCCATTGCCCGCGGGCAGTGCACGTCGTACGAGGAGTACAAGCGTTGTGTAGGCGTGTTGCAGGGGTACAAGCTGTCCCTCCAGCACATTGAGACGGTGATGCAGAAACTGGAGAAAGACGATGAGTGAGTCCGCATTTGTTCTTCCTGAAAACGTGACGCTTCCGGAGGCATTGCAGCCGGTAGATGAGGTGGAGGAGGGGTTGAGTGATGAGCAGCGCGCGCGGCGCGTGCCGAAGCCTACCGGGTACCGTTTGCTCTGCGTGGTGCCGGACGTCAAGGATACCTTCGAAGGCACGAGTCTCATCAAAGCGTCGTCTATCATGAAAGGCGAGGAGCACGGCACGACCGTGTTGTTTGTGCTCGACGTGGGGCCGGACGCGTACAAGGACGAGGCCAAGTTCCCCTCCGGGCCATGGTGCAAGGCCGGGGATTTTGTGTTGGTGCGCACGTACACCGGCACGCGCTTCAAAATATACGGGAAGGAGTTCAGGCTCCTGAACGATGACCAGATCGACGCTGTTGTCGACGACCCGCGCGGGATTTCCCGCGTCGCTGTGTAACCGCCCGCAGGGCGCAAGGAGACTGCCATGAATGACAAGTTTAAGTTCCCCGACGAGATTGACGAGAAAGATGGGATCGAGGTGCAAGCCGAAGACGACATCGAGATTGTGGATGATACGCCGCCGGTAGACCGTGGTCGTAAGCCGCTCGACCGAGACGTCAATGACCCGACCGATGACGAGCTTGCTGCGTACTCGGAAGGCGTCAAGAAGCGTATGAACGAGCTGACGCACGCGCGCCACGACGAGCGCCGGGCCAAGGAAGCACTGCTGCGTGAGAAGCAGGAGCTGGAGCGCGTTGCGCAGGTGGTGCTGGAGGAGAATCGTCGGCTGAAGCAGGCGGTCAACACCGGCACCGAGCAGTACGTCGAGACGGCCAAGACCGCAGCAGAGGCGTCACTGGACGTCGCCAAGCGTCGGTTCAAGGAGGCGTTCGAAACGGGGGATGCGGACCAGATCATGGATGCGCAGGCAGCCCTGACGACGGCCCAGATGCGTGCTGAGACAGCAAAAAATTTCCGTCACACCCCTTTACAGGTCGACGAAGATGTTGTACAACAACGCCAACCAGTCGCACAAGCCCCTGAACTGGACGAGAAAACACTGAGCTGGCAGGCACGTAACCAGTGGTTCGGGGACAAGCGACACAAGGCCATGACCAGCTTCGCCCTCGGGGTGCATCAAGAGCTGGTCGACGACGGGGTTGACACCCGCTCCGATGCGTACTACGAGAAACTTGATTCTCGTGTGCGGTCTACCTTCCGCGACTTTTTCGCGGACACCGACAAGTCCGGCGCTTCGCAAAGACGAAATCCGCCGCCTACCGTTGTCGCCCCAGCCGCGCGCTCCACAGGCACACGGAAAGTCCAGCTGACGCAAACGCAGGTTCAACTTGCCGCTCGTCTCGGACTTACACCCAAGCAGTACGCTGCAGAACTCGTGAAACTGGAGAAGCAAAATGGCTGAGCAACAACGAACCCCCCGCGAACTGGAAACGCGCGAAAAGGAACCGCTTCGGACGGTGTACACCCCTCCGAGCACGCTGCCCGAGCCGAACCCTCGGCCCGGACTGGCACATCGCTGGATCGCCACCCATATCATGGGCCAAGCCGATCCGACGAACGTGTCGAAGCGCTTGCGAGAAGGTTGGGTGCCGGTGAAGGCGGCCGACTACCCGGAGTTGATGCTGGCAGCATCGAAGTCGGGAAACGTAGAGATTGGTGGGTTGATGTTGTGTGTTGCGTCCGCAGAGTTCGCCAAGTCGCGTGAAGCGTATTACAACGCTCAGGCGCGCGGGCAGATGGAGTCGGTGGACAACAACTTCATGCGCAATAGCGACCCCCGGATGCCACTGTTCGCGGAGAAGAAAAGCTCCACGAGCCGCGGCAAAGATAGTTTTGGTTCAGGAACCTAAAGGAGTGCTTTAAATGGCAAGCTCAGCAACCCCCTTCGGGCTGCGTCCGTTCAATCTGATTGGCGGCCAGTCTTTCAACGGTGGCACGATCCGTGAGTATAAACTGCCCAGCAACGTGGCAGCGGCCTACTACACCGGCTCGGTCATCTACATGAACACCAACGGCGTACCGACCGCGATCACCGCGACTCCGGTGGCTCCGAAGTACACCTCGACGTCGTCTGACGGCACCGCGGGTATCTTGGGCGTCATGGTTGGTGTCCGATACACCGACCCGACCCTGAAGTACACCGTGTTTGGTCAGTACCTGCCGTCCGGTGCAATCACTGCGGGCTACACCGATGTGTACATCCGCGTGTGCGACGACCCGGATCAGCTATACATGATCCAAGCCACCACGGCTGTCGGCTCCAAGACCAACGGCGCGCGCGGCGCAATTGGCCAGAACGCTGCTCTGTCCGGGTTCTCCGGCAGTGCCACGACTGGTCTGGCGACGACCGCTCTGGATACGGGCGCCAACTGGGGCAGCTGTGCTTCCACGACCACGCTGGCAATGCGTATCGTGGACATCTACACCCCGGACGATACGATCCCTGAAGTGATCGTGAAGTTCAACCATGGGGTCCATTCGTACCTCAACCCGCTCGGCGTGTAAGGAGTAACTTGACATGGCAATTTCACGTTCCCAGCTTCTCAAGGAGCTTCTGCCCGGCCTCAACGCCCTGTATGGCATGGAATATGCCCGCTACGGCGAGGAGCACAAAGAGCTGTACGAAACCGAAACGTCCGAGCGTTCGTTTGAAGAAGAAACGAAACTGTCGGGTTTTGGTGCCGCTCCGGTGAAATCGGAAGGCGCGTCCATCTCGTACGACACCGCGCAGGAAGCGTACACCGCTCGATACACCCACGAGACGATTGCTCTGGGCTTCAGCATCACGGAGGAAGCAGTGGAGGACAACCTCTATGACTCCCTCTCGGCTCGCTACACGAAGGCACTGGCTCGCGCCATGGCCTACACAAAGCAAGTCAAGGCTGCCTCGGTCCTGAACAACGGCTTCAACGGCTCGTATCTGGGTGGCGACGGCACCACGCTGCTCGGCAACAACTCCAGCTCGACCCGTGTGGGTCACCCGCTCGTCAGTGGCGGCGTGAACTACAACAGCCCCGCAACCAGCACCGACTTGAACGAGACGGCTCTGGAAAACGCAGTCATTCAGATTGCGGCGTGGACGGACGAGCGCGGTCTGTTGATCGCAGCCAAGCCGAAAAAACTCATCATCCCGCCGGCGTACATGTTTGTTGCCAAGCGACTGCTCGACACGGAACTCCGCGTCAGCACGACCGACAACGACATCAATGCCATCAAGCAGATGGGAGCGATTCCGGAAGGCTACACCGTCAACCACTTCCTGACCGACACCAACGCGTGGTTCCTGACCACTGACGTTCCGAACGGCCTGAAGCACTTCGTGCGCGCAGCCATGACGACGTCGATGGATGGAGACTTCGACAGCGGCAATGTTAGGTATAAGGCGAGAGAGCGGTACAGCTTCGGATGGAGCGATCCTTTGGGAATCTGGGGAAGCCCCGGAGCCTGATAAATCAACAACTTACGAGGGGCCGCAAGGCCCCTTTTTGTTTCTGCAGCTTTTTCTTTACACCATGGTGTGTTTTATGTATTATCTCTCAGTAGCTCAATACCGGAGGTAAACATGAAGCGCCAAGTCATATACAAAATCGTGAACACAACCAACGCCAAGTTCTACGTTGGAAGCACCACAAACCTCAAAGAGCGCACCCGAGCCCATAGAAAAATGCTCCGCGCCGGCACCCACCACTGCAAGCATCTGCAGGCGGCGTGGAAGCGATACGGCGAGGGCGTTTTCGTGTTTCTGGTTGTTCAGGATGTATCGCAGGGGGAGTCTTTGCGCGCGGCGGAAGATGCGTGGCTGCAGCAGTGGGTGGGGCAGGACCAGTGCTACAACACCGGATATTTTTCTGCGGCGCCGTGGCGCGGAGTGCCGCCAGAAGCGCACCCAAACTACGGGCGCCCCGTTCCCGAAGCCACTGCGGAGAAAATTTCCACCTCCCTGAAGGAGTTCTTTGCCGCCAATCCAGACAGCCACCCAAGGAAAGGAAAGCGGCACGACGTGGAAACAAGGCAGAAGATCAGTACCAGTCGGAAAGGGAAAGCGGCAGGACAGTCCCACTATCGGTATGGCAAGGAAGTGGCCGTAGATGTGCGGGAGAAGATAGGCGCTGCACAGCGGGGCAAACCAAAACAAGCGGGCAGGCAATTGTCAGCGGCGGGCAAAGCAAAGATAGCTGCTGCCGCTGCAGCCGGGCGGTATAGCCATTGGCTGGGGCGAACGCACACAGAGGCTGCCAAGGCCAAGATGTCGCGCGCTGTTCGCGTTACGTCACCTGCCGGAGAATCCACGACTTACCCCAGCATCACAGCGCTACGCGAAGTGCTACAGCTGAAACCGGCGACAGTGAATCGTGCATTGAAGTCCGGCGCTCCAATAACAAAAGGTAGACTTGTTGGGTATTGTTTCGCGTACGCAAACAGCTATACTCAACTGCAAGGTGCCCCCGGTGCCTAATTGTCGCGAGAGTGACAGGCGGGGTGGACTCCATCGGGGCGCACCTTCTTGCACACCCTGCACACGTGTGCTATAAAGCCCTCAATCCGGGGTATACCTGCCCAGCGTGACTGACCCGGCAGACTACATGCAGACACGTGGGCGACTCGCATGTGAGGTGCATCATGGGTTTTGCTACGATGTCCGGCCCGGTTCGTTCGGGCACTGTTCGCTACGGCTCCTCGTCTGTCATGAATACCGGCTTAGTGGTTCTGGCACAGTCAGCCACGGTATCTTTCTCGGCTATGACGACGGCTCCAACAGCACAAGTGCTGTTCACACTGCCGGCCGGCGCCAAGATTGTTCGCTTCCAGTTCGAAGTCGTGACTGCCATCACAGGCGGCTCCGTATCGAACGTCGGCGTCACCATCGGTGATTCCGGCACGGCCAACAAGTACGTCACCACGTTCAACACCGGCACGTCAAGTGCTATGGTTGCGCAGGCAACGGTCGATACCGCCACGGTAGTTGCGCAGACCAATAACCTCGGCACTTCGGACGTGACGATCTACGGCACGTTCACCGCCGCAACGGGTAACCCGACTGCAGGCTCGACGGTGGTCACTGTGCACTACATCCAGCGGGCAGCGGATGGCACGGCGAACCCGGCCTCGGCGTAATGGAGCGGGCGCATGACTGTGCAAACTGACGTCTCCAATGTACAGGTTGCTGCCTCCGGGTCGGCGTTTGCGTCGCGCGCACGGGTCAAGGGCATCGTCATCACCACCACAGTCGCAACAGCAGGCAGTGTGCTGCTGAAGGATGGTGGGTCTGGCGGGACGACGCTCATCAACATCGACACGCCGGCGGTCGTAGGCACGTACAGCGTGACAGTGCCCGGCGAAGGGGTGTTGTTTGAAACTGACGTGTACGCGACACTGACCAACTGCAAAGTGTCGATCTTCTACGCGTAACAGGACTGTTCGCGCGACACTGGGGGCTTCTGGGACCGTAACAGAAGCCTTTTTTGTTTCTGAATAGGGGTTACGTTCACTGTGGCAATCGTACACGGGTATACCAACACCGTAGCTGACGGGACCGCAACCAGCGTCGTTCGACCGAGCGACTGGAACAGCGCGCACAAGCAGTACTACACGCTCTCCGGCAACACGCTTGGCTCCGCTGCGGTAAGCGGCACCAACGTCATCCTGCAAGGCTCTGGCAACGTCTCACTGTCCGGTACGGGTAGCACCATCGTGTTCTATGCCACCGGCGGTGGGGGCGGAGGCGGCGGTGCGGCTATATCTGCCGGCACGCAGTCCAACTCCTCTGGCACCGTGGTGTTCTCCAACAGCAACGGCGTCACGTTCGGGATGTCCAACTCGTCCGTCATCACGGCGAGCGTGTCTCAGTCCGTACAGACGCAGGCATCAGGCGCGCTGGTGCGCTCCGGGTTCACCAGCACGACGACGGCAGGCACCGCGATTGTCGGGACCAACAACAGCCTCGGACTCAGTGTGGGCGTGCCCAACTTCCTTACCACGCAGTCTGTACAGACGCAGGCGTCTGGGGGTATCGCCGGGTCGGGGTTCACCAGCACGACTACGGCTGGCGTGGCAATCGTGGGCACCAACAACAGCGCGGGGCTGAGCCTCGGGGTGCCGGCCATGCTGACCACGGCTCGGGCGTCCAACGACGCTGTGGGGCTCAACACAGCAGGCACCAACGTCACGTGGACGGTCAATTCCAGCGGCATCAGTTTCAACGGTTCGGGGTACGCCGGCACAGGCACGAGCGCAACGAATGCGTCGGTGACCTTGAACTCTGCTGGGCTTGCGATCAGCGTTGCGGCGCCGGGCGCGGCCAACTACTCCATCGGCGTGTCCAACCTCGGCAACACGGCGGGCAGCACGGGCATTACCGGCACCCGCATCGTGTTCGTGGGCACCAACAACATCTCGCTCAGCCAGTCCACGGACGCCAACGGGGCGACCATTTCGTTCGATCAGACAGGTGGGGGCGGCGCTGCCATCACCGTGTCGGATGCAGCCACCAGCGGCACTGTGGGGCGTCTGGCGTTCACCAACTTGAACGGGGTGACGTTGAGCCTGTCCACGGGCGCCGCGGGCTCCCACACGATTGTGGGTAGCCACAACGCGCTCACGAGCCAGAGCAACCAAGCGTTCTCCGCAGACGCCTCCAGCACGTTCCAGACGCTCAGCTTCCAGAACTCCAACGGCGTGAGCTTCAGCAACAACGCCGGCGCCTTGCGGGTCACCCACGATCTGCAGTATACGAGCGCCACAAGCGCCATCACGTCGAACGCTCTGAACACATCCGTTTCGCGCGTCATCAACATCGTCGCTGCGACAAACAACACCGCAGGTGGCACGGCGTCGCTCAGTTCGAACGTGAGCTTCAGCGCGGCCAATGGCTTGACGTTCTACACGAGCGCCGGCGGAGCGATTGTGGCTTCTCACAACGCACTGACCAGCCAGAGCAATCAGGCGTTCAGTGCTGACGCGTCGAGCACATTCCAGACGCTAAGTTTCCAGAACTCCAACGGGGTTTCGTTCTCCAACAATGCTGGCGCGCTGCGCGTAACTCACGATCTGCAGTACACCAGCAACACGAGTGCGATCACGTCGAATGCGCTGAACACCAGCGTGTCGCGGGTCATCAACATCGTAGCGGCAACGAACAACACGGGCGGCGGCACTGCCTCACTCAGCTCCAATGTGAGCTTCA